AACAGATTCAACTATTAAATTTTGTGTAAATGGTTTAACAGTTAATTCTTTTTTAATATAACTTATTATTTCATTTGTTAAACATACTTTATAAATACTATATCCTTTATTTCCCAAATAACTATTTAGTAATTTATTTTTTTTTAATTGTTCTATATTTTCTAATACTTTATTATTTTCAAGTCTTTCATTTTCTTTTATTTGTTCTTTTTTATCTAGCTTAATTTTATTTTTAGGACTTATTTTTTTTTGCATCTTATTTAGTTATTATTTTATTTTAAAGTTATTTTAATAAATTGTTTAAGTAAAATTAGATTTAAGGTTCAATTTTTTTATATTTTATATTTTATATTTTATATTTTGTAGCAAATAAAATATTTAATAATATTATATATAATAATGAAAGTATTAAATAAATCTATGAATCAAATGAAAAATATTGGCAATATGAAAACAATAGAAATATTATTTATTGTTTTATTAGTATTATATTTAATAAGTGGCGTCAATGTACCATATAACTTAACTCCATATGTTAATAATGTATTTATGTATGGTTCATTAGTTGCTTTAGTAATTTTATTGTTCTTAAATAACAAATATGCATTAGCAATAATTTTTGCTGTTGCTGCATTTGTTTTGGTCAATAGAAGTAGCAAAATAAGTCATCATGTTATGAAACCAAGCACTCAAAATAAAAATAGAAATTTAAATAACTTAAATACTCATTTAACTAAAACTAGTTTAGAAGAAGAAGTAGTAGGTTCTATGGTTAAAAAACCTGATAATATTCCTGGACCTTCGAGTTATCAACCAATATTATGTTCTTCTTCACATAGTGCAAGTGATATTAACTAAATAATTATAAAATATTATATTTTTTTCATATTATATTTTTTAAATTTAAAAAAATATAATAGTTATTAAAGAATTTATATTACATATTATATAATTTTTTTTCATACATAGCTTTAGGTATTGATTTAAATACATATTGCCCTAAACCATAAATTATTGCGAAAAAAGTTACTCCAATAACTACCTGAATACCTACATTATCTAAAATTTGTCCACTATCTATTAAATTTGTTGCATCATCTAGAAATGCATCTGTACCACCAAATTTTTTAAGTCTATCATCTTTTTCTGTTTCTGTTTCCCCATATTCATTTACTGGACTACAATCAATATAAATAGTTTCGTCATCTCCCATACTTAAATACTACTATAATAATATATTTTTAATTTTTAATTTTTAATTTTTAATGTTTAATTTTTAATGTTTAATTTTTAATGTTTAATTTTATTATTTAACAAATATATTTATTTTAAATTAAATTATATTAAATATATAAATAACTGTTTATTATGTCAGAACCAGAAGTTCCACCTAATGATTCTGCTAAAAAAATAAATTCACTAGACTCAAAAATTAAATTAAAATTATATATTAGATTATACTTTTTTTTAAATCATAAATTAAGACAATTAATTGAAAGAGTTAATAGTTCTGGTAGTCATGGATTTTCTAAACAACAAAAAAACACTATTTTAGAACAATATTTTTCCGAAGATATAAATAATATTAATAGATTAGGTAGTTCTGCTGATATGTTTTTTATAAAACCTTATTTTGAACATTTATGTAATAATAGTTATGATGATGATTGTAATAATTATAGAAAATATTTAAATATTAATTTAAAAGAAAACCCAGATGAAATTAGTGAGCAAATTGTAGATCAAGTAAGAATATATGCTAATAAATATCATTCATTGTCTGTTAATGATCAGTTTATTGAAAAAATTAGAAAGATGTTAGCCAATAAAAACCAATTAAGTAAAGAAGACTTTGATGCATTTTCAAAATATATGGAAGGATTTTTGCAAGAATCTGGAATAAAACAATTCCAAGATGATATACAAGATTTGGATAAACATACAGAAGATATTGATATTGAATATAAAGCCAAAGTGGTCGAATTGCAAAGTATTCCTATAAAAATAGAAGCAAAAAAAAAAGCAAAACAAAAACAAGTTGATGATAGAGTAACAAAAATTAGAGAACAACAACACGAAATTAATAGATTGAAAGAGTATTTAGAACAAGCACATGAAAATGAAGACCAAGTGTCTGACATACAATTTAGAATAAGAGATAAAGAAAATAGGATGGATGAATATACTAGAGAAAAAGAGGCTTTTGAAAATGAATTTAAAGATTTAGAGGAAGATAAAGAAAAAAAAGAAAAAGAGGTAGCAGGTAAAATAAAAAATTTAGGAGAAATGCAAGAAAAAGATAAAGAAGAATTGGAAAAAAGAAAACAAAAAAAATATAAAGAAAATGGAGAACCTATTTATATTAAAACATTAAGAGATAGCAATATCTGGATCAAATATCCAAGTGAAAGAACATTAAAACAACTTATTAAAAATCCAGAAAATTCTATTGATTATTTTGAAAATTTTATAAAGGATAATGACAAAAGAGAAGGTCATACAGGGGGTGCTGTTCCTGAAAAAGAGGACGGAAATATTGATACTGATAAATATAAAAACGAGTATAAGAAGAATAAAGAAAAATTAACATTATTACTTTATGCTTTAAAATTTGTGAAAAGCAAAATATATACACAAAAAAATAAAAAAAATATGCAAGACTTAATTGATATAGTTGAAAAGGATCTAAAAACTTTTACAGGGTCAACAACGCAAAATAAACACGAAGTTACACATAATAGTGTAGGGACTGATACTGAAAAAACACTAACAATAGATGAAAGTAAAGCGGAAATAAATGAAGCGATAAAAGCGGAAATATATGAAGCGTTACAAAGAGCATTAGATAATATTGCGAGACAACCGTCAAGCGTGACTAAAGGGACCAGTACCGAAGATATACATCAAAACAGAGATAATATATTGGAACAGATAACTGAATTAAAAGAGATGGTAGAAAAAATGAATATTGACACGAGGGATACGGTAGTTGTGGGTCGCAATGACCCTAATGTGTTGACTATAATTATTGATAAAGTAAAAAAAATTCTTAAAGGAAATATACCAAAAGAATTTAAAGAAATTATTAGTGAATTACTAAAAAATTTGACAACGGCGGCGGCGAAGAAAAAGGCGGCGATGGAGGGGGAGGGGACGGCGGGGGGGGAGGAGGAGGAGGAGGAGGAGGAGGAGGCGGAGAAGGAGGAGGAGGAGGCGGAGGAGGAGGAGGAGGAGGAGGCGGAGGAGGAGGAGGAGGCGGAGGCGAAGGCGAAGATTGCGTCTCTGAACGCGCAGGTGACAGCAGCGGAAGATGAGGAGCGCAAACTGCTCGAGCAGTTGCGGAGGGAGAACGCGGCGGCGGCGTTGGAGGCGCTGATGGCGAGGTTGGCGGCGGTGAGGGATAATGCACTGCGTCTGCGGGCGGAGATCAAGGCGGCGGAGGAGACGAGGTTGGTGGCGAAGCGAAATGCGATGGCGATGGTGCTGCAGAGAAGCGTCCGCCGCAAGAGAGTGCAGGCGGCGGCGGATGCCAAGGCGGAGCAGGAGGCGGCGGCGGAGGCGACTAGGAAGGCGGAGGCGAAGGCGAAGGCGGAGGCGGTGGCGAAGGCGAAGGCGGAGGCGAAGGCGGAGGCAGCAGAAGCTGCTGCGGCCACCAAAGTTCAATCGTTGGCACGCGCGAAGGCAGCGAGAGCCGAAGCCACGGCACGCGCTGAGGCACGCGCAACTGCTGCGGCGGCAGAGGCAGCAGCGACGGAGGCTCAGAGGCTGGCGGCGGAGGCTCAGAGGCTGGCGGCGGAGAAGGCGGCCAACGAGGTGGCGCTCAAGGCGGCGGCGGAGAAGGCGGCGGAGGAGGCGGCGGAGAAGGCGGCGGAGGAGGCGAACGCGAAGGCCGCGGCAGCCGCGGAGGCGCAGGCGGCGACGAAAATACAGAACACCGCCCGAGTCAAAATAGCGCGGGGGGAGCTGCAGACGAAGGTCAATAAGAAGCGAGAGGCGGCTGCAGAAGCTGCTGCGGCCACCAAAGTGCAATCGTTGGCACGAGCCAAGATGGCTAAAGCGAGAACCGCAGTGATAGCGGCGCAAAAAGCCAAAGCGAACGTTCATGCGGCAGCAGCCGCGCCGTTACAGACAATAAGACGCGATCTCCTAGCAATTAACAATAAACAGGAGACAGAGCGTGTTTTTGAAAATAATACTGATCAACAATTGTATGAATTACGATATAAATATTTTTCAGGAAAAGATTTTTTAACCACGATGATTGATGTTGAAGAAAATTATAAGGATAAATTAACAAACGCAAGAATGTCTATTTTATATTCATTAGAACAAGGAAATATAGGTATAATAAATACTATCAACAATGAAATAGATAAAAATTCATTAGATAATTCATTAGATAATTCATTAGATAATTTAGAAGAAATTCTTAAATTGACAGAGGAAGGTATTCAAGAAAAGGAATACAACAATAAAAACAAAATTTTAAGCGAATGTGTACAATTAAAAAAAAATTATGGAAAAAATATTGTTAAATATATTTCTACAATATCATTACCATTTGCTTTTAAAAAGATAATGAATGTTTTCATGTTTTATATTATAAAATTCAATCAATTTCAAAACTCATATTTTATTAAAAAATTACATATTCTAAAAAATTCTTCAAAATATGAAAAAAATAAAAAAGAAATAAACGATGAATTTTATAGAATTTTTAAAATAAAACCATCAGATACCACTAAAACTATTGACGATTTTTTACAAACAAACGTGACAAATTTAGATATTTCTATTATTAAAAATTTACAAAAATTAAATTATGATTATAATAAAATTCCTGATAAACAAAATAATCATCTTATGCGCGGTTTAAATGATTTCATGAAAAAAATAAATATAATAATTGAATCTAATTCTAAATCTAATACTAATACTATAAATGATTTAAATGATATTATATTTGAATATATAAGTACTAGATTTAACGTTATTACCGATTTTTTTCTTCAAGATGTCCCCGAAAATAAATTAGATAAAAATTACATTTTTGAAATACAATTATTTTACGTTTTTTATGATGCTATTATTTTTTTAACTAGTCAATTTATTATATCATACAATGAGTACATTGAATCTAAAATAGATCAAGATTCTGAAAATATTTTTTCTACTTTTTTTGATAAATATTCAGATTCAGATGTAATATCTTATATAAAAATTAGAGATGGTGAAAAAGCAACAAAAGTAGAACCAGCTACTGATAAAAGTTCTGCTACTACTTTATCACTTCTATATTGTAACAATCCCGATAATACAATTATTATACCTAAACCTATAGTTAATAAAACAGATGATTTAAAAAAAGATACACTTGAAACATTTGTTTTAGATATAGATAACACCGATGAGCAAAACATTTATAAACCTATTAAATATGACCATTTATTTTTTTATGGTAATTTTAATAAAGTTTTATATAATGTAACTAATAATGAATTTGGGGATAAAATGACAGAAGTTAAACAAAATTTGATAAGCAAAAAAGATGTTTTTATAATTGGATATGGAGCATCTGGTGCCGGTAAAACTACTACCTTGATTTATGATAAAAACGAAAAAACAGATGGAGCTATAGTTTTTGCTTTGAATCAATTAGCAGAATATAATGGTACAGATTTTAAAAAATTATCTTTAACAATTACCGAAATATTTATGGATATCCCATCACGTTATGATCATAACCAAATTGAACCTTTGGCATTTGATAAAATAAAAGATGTTCCTTTTAAATATCACAATGATGTTTTTACAACATTTTTGAAATATGACAAATATAAAAGCATGTTAAACTTACATGATGATGATTTTAATAAAAAAAAAGAACTTTTATTAGATATAAAAGATTTTAATAATAATAATTCCTTTACTTTATCTAACATTTTACAATTATTGATTGATAAAAAACGTAAAGTATCTGCTACCACAAATAATACACAATCTTCAAGGAGTCACGTATTAGTAACAATTAAATTTACTATAGACAGGAACCCAGTTTTTTTATATATAGGAGATTTTGCTGGAGTTGAAAATAAGTTTGATTATGCATTTAAATATGGTTCAAATCATCATAACTTTAAACAATCTATATATAATATTTTTAATAATATACATGAAGACCATGATAAGTATATAGAAGAATATAATATAATTCAACAATTTTTAAACTTAAAAACAGACGAAAAATTTAATTTTTTTAAAAATACAAGAAATATAAATAGCTTACTTAAAATACTTTTTGATAAAAAATTAATTAGTGACACTATTTGGAATTTTAGCGAACTAAAACATTCACAAGAAAAATTGGTTGAATTATATCCAAACATAAACACGGATAGAGAAGTTTATAAAAAAGTTTATGACAAGGGATATGATTACTTTTATCAAAGTGGTTATGAAACTAACAATGAAATACTTTATGATAAGATTGAAGAAATGAAAAAAATATTGCCTTTCTTAGATGGTACGTCTGGATATAATGAAGATCACCAGTATAACATTGAATTGTTTGAACATATAAAAAAAGTAAAAGTAGAAAAAAATAATACAAAAAAATATGAAGAATTAACTGCAGAAAAAGTAAAAATAGAAGAAAAAATAGAAGAAAAAAAATTAGAGATGGAAGCATTAAAAAAAAAAACAGATGGACTAAAAGCCTTGAATAGTGATACAACTAAGATAAAAATAAACGCAAATATTAAAAACAAGGACAATTGTAATGAAATGTTTTTAAATCTTAAAACCGATGATAATAGTGTGACAGAAATAATAAATATAACACATGTTTTACAAAAAGAAATTGGGAAATATTTTGAAGTCATGCCAAACATCACAGTTGATGGATTTATAATTCCTGATAAAATTATAAACTCTAAATACGTATTATCAGTGTTAAAAAACATAACGTTTAATATTTCAAAAAATAATCCAACGGAAAAATTTGCTGATAATAACATAATTGTTGATAACATAACAGTTGAACTTTATATAAATGAAAACACGGATCAAACAAAACTAACAAATGATGATTGTAATTTTAAAGATTTATTATCTGACCTTAAAAATATTTCAAAAAACATAGATGTAGTAACTAAAGATGTTAGTGTTATCATAGACAAGATAATAAATTTTTTTTATTATACAAATCGTGATGTCATTAACAGTCTTATTCAAGCGGCTTTCAAAGGTAAGAGTAAGAAAGGTAAGAGTATAAGCGGTAAGGCTGCTTTTATTAAAGAGTTTGCCGATAAAGTAAATGAATACATGGATAGAAACCCTATTGATAAATTTATTGAAACAAATATTAAAAAGATAATAATAGGTTCAATAGATAAATTTAATGAATTCGAGAGCGGTATTAAACAAAATTTAATTGATGATATAAAAAATAAAACAAAAGAAATTAATACAATTGAAAAAGAATTCGATAGTTTAACTACCCAACTAATTTCATGTCAAAAACAAATTGAAAAAGAAGAAAACAATAGTATTGAAAATATTGATATCACAAATGCATTGGTTAATAGAATAATAGAAATTCATTATGAAGTAGTTAAAAGAAGTTACGAAGGTTTATTTATAAATGAATCATTGGCGGAAATGAGAAATACTATGACAAATGTTTTACAGAAAGGAGTAGACAGTGCTATTGTACCTAATTTTAATTCAAAATGTACAAACTATTATACAAATCCTTTAATAGAACCTCTTTTTGAGGCAGAAAAAAAGGAAATAAGTGATGAAAGAAATATATATAATATTATTCATAAAATATTATGTACTAATAAAATAAATAGTACCGAGACATCGACATCTAATATCACGAAAAATACAATTATTGATAGTTTAAAAAATAATATAGTATATTGTATATGTTTATTATTAAATAATACTTATACAGATACAAATGATACTTTAAATCAAAATCCTCCAAAAATTCCATATATTGACTTAACCGAAGGATTTACTGAATTAACAAGATTTAAAAAAATAACCACTAAATCTAATGTAAAAAATTTAGTATTTAAAAAAAAACAACTTAGAACATACATTAACACACTAGATAAACTAACTGAAAGTACGCCTTCTGATGAATTAATAGTTTCACAATTACAAAAAATTATAGGAAGTATTACTGGTTATTCTTATGAAAATTTTACTAAAAAAGATTTACACTTTACTATTTTTGAAAATATTCATAAGTATTTACTTTATTGTTATAATAAATCATGTTATGGGGAAAATGAAACAATTAAAACATATGGAAATGGAAATGGAAATAAAAGTATTGCTGAGTCCAAAATCAAAGAAATAGATGAAAAATATAGAACTTTAAAAACATTATTTCAAGAGACTCGGCACGATTACAGCGGATTGATAAGTTCAGCAGAAAATTATTTAAAATCTATAGATATTATGAATGCTACATCTATTATAGGAACTATTGATTTTGCAGATGAAATTTCTAAATATAATTTAAAATATAATAATTGCTCTGTATCTCAAATTAACATTAAACATACATTAGATATTGATCATGAAAGAAATTTTTTTTATTCAAGTAATTATGATTATTTACAAAATTTTAGAAACTATAACGATACTAACTTTGGATTTAAATTATATGCTCCTAAACTTAAACACATCCGAAATCATTTATGGCCTTGTTATATTTTACCTAGTATTTATAAATTAGAAGAAAGTAAAGATGTATATACTAGTTTACTTTTAAACAAATTGTCAACTTCTAATAACAATATCACTTTCAAAGACTTAACGAACCAACCCATTAAATTACAAAAATTAGAATTTAAGTTTAATGTTAACGAGGAAATTATAATAAATGAAGAATTAATACGTATATTTGTTGAAAAATGTTATAATGTTGATTTTGAAAGTGATTTAATCAAAAAAAAAATAAATAATATAAAAAGCCAAAGAACTTTTATCAAAGCAATACTAGAAAAACAAAAGGAGAAACGTCGGAAAGTCATTGAACGGGATACTAAGGCTACCATAATACAGTCAAATGCGCGTGGCCGCTGGGCGCGGCGAGAGGCGGAGGAGGCGAGGCGGCTGCAGGAGGAGGCGGAGGAGCGGGCACGGCGAGAGGCGGAGGAGGAGGAGGCGAGGGTGGCCGAGGAGAAGAAGGCGGCCGAGGAGAAGAAGGCGGCGGAGGAGGTGGCCGCTCGTTTGAAGGCGGAGAAGGCGGCGGCGACGAAGATGGGCAAGGTGGCGACGAACAGCACGCTGACGGCAACTCAGATGCGACTGGTGCAGACGAGAAAACAAGCGGAAGTTTCTACAAGGGAGGCGGCAAGGGCGTCTAGAAAACCTTGGCTCGCTGGCGGTTGGAAAAACCCTCACAACCCATTAGGCGGCCTCGTCGGCACCCGCACCCGTACCAATAAAGGAGGGTCTAAAACAAAAAAGAAATTAAAAAAACGAAAAAAAACAGAGAAAAAATACAAACAATCATTAAAAAAGAAAGCAAAATCAAAGTATAGTCAAAAAAAACAAATAAAAAAACGAAAAAAAACAGAGAAAAAATACAAACAATCATTAAAAAAGAAAGCAAAATCAAAGTATAGTCAAAAAAAACAAATAAAAAATAAAAATAAAAATAAATCTAAAAAAAATTAAATAATTTATTAAAAATTTAATAAAATATTTAATGAAAATGATTAAGCTATATTTGGTCTTTGATTATTTTCATAAACCAATGGATATGGCATAACTACTTGTTGTGGTCTTTCAAAATAATCTTTAAAATCTATTGGTCTTAAACTAGGATTTACTGGTTCTAACGGTTTTACTAAATTCGATGCTCCAATTCCATATAAGCTAGATTCAATATCAATTGGATTATTTGCTAAAGCATCTCTACTCATATGGCTTGGAATATAACCTACATTTGGCATACATTCTGTTATTGGTCTTCCCGAAGATGAATGTAAATATAAATAATGATTTTCAAAATCCTTGTTTTTATTTTGTTCTAAATTGTAGTCTAAAGAAGTATTTTTATTTCTTGTTGAAGCCATATTATATAAAATAAATATTATTTTATATAAAAAAATAATATATATTTTATAAGAAAATAAATATATTAAAATTGAACTTAAAGAAATATCTCTCAAAAATAGGGGATTTTTACTTTCTTACCATTTATCATAATAAAATAAAATTCTTAAAAAAAGTGTTTTAAAAACGGGAAAAAAAGATTTGGCAATTTTTTTGGAATTGGACATTTTAAGAATGTCCATTTTTGATATGGGCTAGCCTTTATATAATTTCAAATTGAAAATTCATTAAAATATACTTTGTTACCTAAAATGCTAACAAATAATAATATTATGTTTTAATTATAAAAATAATATTATAAAATAAATAATTTAAAAAAATATTATTTAGCAATATTATAGCAATGGACGCAATCAAAAAGGTGGATATTTCAGGAACTATTTTTCATTATTGTAAAAATTGTGACTATTATGCTAAAAGAATTGATTCAATTAAACGTCACTTATTAACAGGTAAACATTCAAAAAACATACAAGCAACCGAAAAGGTGGAAAAAGGTGGAAAAGGTGGAAATAATGAATTTATATGTGATAAATGTGGTAAAAATTATTTATCAAAATCTGGATTATGGCGACACAAGAGTAAATGTAATATTATAGGAAAAAATAATACTTGTTTAATAGAAATTGAAGATAAAAAAGAAATGTTAGAGCTCAAAGAAGATAATAAAGAATTAAAGAATATGATAAAATAACTTATAAAAGAAAATGCAAAACATCAAGAGCAAATAAGTGAGCTTATACCTAAAATAGGAAATAATAATAATAATAATAATAATACAAATATACAAAACAATAAATTCAATATTAAAGTATTTTTAAATGATCAATGTAAAGATGCAATAAATATGAGTGATTTCATAAAATCATTACATATTACAATTGAACAATTAGATTTTACCAATAAAAAAGGACTAGCAGATGGCTTAAGCAAATCAATAATAGAAAATATGAATAAACTTAGTATTTATAAAAGACCGATGCATTGTACAGATACAAAGCGAGAGACACTATATATAAAGGATGATGATAATTGGTCAAAAGATATAAATAAAGAAAAAATAAAGAAAGTAATAAATAAGGCATCTTCAAAAAACTATACTGCATTAATGGAATGGAAAAAATTAAACCCAGATTTTATGAATAACGAGGATAAAACTGATTATTTTACAAAAACAATATCAACAATAGGGAAACCTAGTTCCAGTATAGATGAAAAAGTAATAAAAAATTTATGTAAAGAAACGTATGTTAAAAATACAGAATTATGAATTTTTTTATATTATAAAAAATATAATATAAAACATTATTGAAATAGCAATAATCGGCAATAATTAGCAATATTTAGCAATTAAAAAGGTGGATATTTTTGTGTCTTTTTCAAAGTATCATTAAATTATAACTATTATGTTGTTAAAAACATTTATAAAAAATATAAATATATTACCACAACTTTTTTTATCAAAAGAAGCAATGAAAAAAGTGTAAAAGGTGGAAAAAGGTGGAAATAATAAATATATTAAAAATGAACTTAAAGAAATTCATTAAAAATAGTGTATTTTCACTTTCTTACCATTTTTCATAGTAAAATAAAATACTAAAAAAAAGTGATTAAAAATGGGAAAAAAATATTTGGCAATTTTTCTGGAATTGGACATTTTAAGAATGTCCATTTTTGATATGGGCTAGCCTTTATATAATTTCAAAATGAAAATTTCATTAAATAATGCTTTGTTACCTAAAATGCAGACAAATAATAATATTATTTTTAAATTATAAAAATATTATTATAAAATAAATAATTCTGGAACTTTTTGGGTCAGTATAAAATACTTACTATTTTAGTACCTTTTAGTTCCAAAAAATAATAATGAATTTATTATTATCTTAATAGTATTGTATATAAATTTTTTATTAATATTTTTTGAATCGTTATTTAAAAATACTTACCAATACTTACCCAAAAAGTTCCAAAATATTTTTGTTTACATTTTATTTACATTTTATTTACATTTTATTTACATAAAAAAACGAAAAAAACGAAAAAATATTATTTAGTTATGTTTATATAGTAAATAGGAATTATTTATATTAAATAATTAATAAAATACCATATGAAATCTATTTATTTAACAATTTGTTTACAAAAAAAACGAAAAAAACGAAAAATATAAAAATATATGGTAAAATACTATTTTTTTACTTTCTTACCATTTATCATAATAAAATAAAAATCAATTATAAAGTGTTTTAAAAATGGGAAAAAAAGATTTGGCAATTTTTTTGGAATTGGACATTCTTAAAATGTCCATTTTTGATATGGGCTAGCCTTTATATAATTTCAAATTGAAAATTCATTAAAATATACTTTGTTACCTAAAATGCTAACAAATAATAATATCAATATTATATACATTTTTATTAAACTATTATTTAAAACTATTTAGGAGTTTTTTTATTATCCATATATATATAAAAATGGATAATAAAATTACATCAATTACATCAAATAATTTTATTTGTAAAAAATGTGACTTTAAATGTAGTAAAAAGGGTGATTATAATAGACATTTATTAACAGCTAAACATAAAAGGATAACAATGGATAACAAAATTACATCACAAAATGATTTTTTTTTTACTTGTGAATGTTCTAAAGAATATAAGTTTAGTTCGGGTCTATCAAAGCATAAAAAAAAATGTATTTTTATAAAAAAAATAGAAAACAACAATACATGTTTAATACAAATTGAAGGTAAAAAAGAAATGTTAGAGCTTAAAGAAGATAATAAAGAATTAAAGAATATGATAAAAGAACTTATAAAAGAAAACGCAAAACAACAAGAGCAAATAGGTGAGCTTATACCAAAAATAGGTAATAATAATACAAATATACAAAATAATAAATTCAATATTAATGTTTTTTTAAATGATCAATGCAAAGATGCTGTAAATATGAGTGATTTTATAAAATCATTACATATTACAATAGATCAATTAGATTTTACCAATAAAAAAGGACTAGCAGATGGTTTAAGCAAATCAATAATGGAAAATATGAATAAACTTAGTATTTATAAAAGACCAATGCATTGTACAGATACAAAACGAGAGACATTGTATATAAAGGACGATGATAATTGGTCAAAAGATATAAATAAAGAAAAGATAAAGCATGTAATAAAAAAGGCATCATCAAAAAACTACACTGCATTGATGGAATGGAAATCGCTAAATCCAGATTTTATGAATTACGAGGATAAAACTGATTATTTTACAAAAACAATATCAACAATAGGGAAGCCGATAAATTCTGTAGATGAAAAAGTAATAAAAAATCTATGTAAAGATACATATGTTAAGTCAAATTTACCAACTTAATGTTTTCTTCTTTTTTTAGATTTTCTTCTTTTTTTAGATTTTCTTCTTTTTTTAGATTTTCTTCTTTTTTTAGATTTTCTTCTTTTTTTAGAACCAATATTACCCTTATAATAACCAGTTGGAAGTCGTTTTCCTTTGACTGCTGTAACAATTTTTTCAAGTGTTGGTGCTTTTTTATATTTATTTGTGTCTTGTGGTGGTGGTAGTCGTATTGCTTGTGGTAATTTTTTTGGATCTATATGTAATTCCATTCCCATTTTATAAAAATCCATATTTTAATTAATTTTTTATAATATATAATAATAAAAAATTAATTAACACTAATAATATATTGTAATAGTTCTTCTAAATTTTTATTTAATTCGTTCTCTCGTAAATCATTTTCTTTTTTTAAAAAATTACACAAAAATTTATGAAATAGATCAAAATAGTCAAAACTAAATAGTATTTGAAAATAAAATAAATCTTCAGCTTCTTTATTAAATTCCGTTGCAAATGCCTTAAAAATTTCAAGTTGTTTATTATTTTGTGATAGAACACTCATTATTTTCTGTATGTTTTTCTCTTCTCTCAAAACATAATATGTTTTTTGAATATTTTGCTGTAACATAAATTCATCGTATTTTATCATATTGAATGCTTGTAAAAGTTGGATTTTATAACATAAATCACTATAATAAGGTTGGTCAAAAGATTTATATGTTGTTATAAAGCTTTTATTATAATTAATAGCCATTTTACTAATACTAATATTAAACATTCAAATATTTTTATATAATTATTTAAAAATTAAATTAAAAAATAATTATATAGTTTTTTCTTTAAAAATTTGCAGTCAATATTTATATTGATATGTTTTTAAGTAGTTTTTAAAATATTTAACGTTTCTCTCTAAATTTCCCAGTTTCTCTCAAATTTGTCCTAATGTTTGTCATCTTGGCTACGTGCAAATTCACGCGCACTCATACCACCTCTTACCCAACCATCCATAGCATCGCTTTCTATTTTATAAGCACTATTATCGACTGAAGTTTGGAGAGAATCCATTAAAGGATAGTTTTTATGATCGCTAAAGTTTAATTCCATCATATTATTAACAGTTTTTTTATTGAGGTCACATTGACCGGTTCTAATTCTGAATTCTTCTTCGGGATCACCTAAGCCTCTTCCTAAATATGGAACACTTAAATATGGTCTAGGATTTAATGTTAATTTGCAAGCAGGACGACTAATATGTGTATATTTAAGTTCGCTATTTTGATCAATAGTGCATCCTTTTATTCCACCTTCATGTGCCCCTTTATAGAAAACATTTGGTTGTGCTAAAGCAAAATCAATGGCTTTGTTCATAGGGCAGGCAGGATAGAAATTTTCTAAATGATGATTAGCACCATTCATATTTTGAACAGATCTTTGATCGATATTAACATTATCATTCCCAATTCTTGACATTGAATCAAATGAATATGGATAAGCAGTGGTTTGACTCATTTATAATAGTTTAATATATTATTTTTTTATAATATATTAAATTTAAATTAAAATAAATTAAAAATAAAAATAAAAATTTAAAAGCTAAATTATTGTATAGTTTTATCTATTATTATGATTATACGTAGTTTTTAAGCACATTTCAACATCTCCATCTTTACAAGAAGCCATATTACCATAACAAAACTGAGCAAAATCTTTTTGACTATTTGGGACCATAGTATTTGCGGTAGTATAAAATTGTCTCATAGATTGTTCAAATTCAAATTTATCTCCGGTTTCTTTAAATAATTTTTCATCTATTTTATCATCATTAAAGTTTTTTTTAACAATATTTTGTACAGATTCATTAAATTCTTTTTCAACTGCTTTATTATATAATGGTGCTGCAACTAATCGCTGTGGGTTATCATAAATTTCTGGTAACAATACATTCATGGCTGGATTAGGAGTGGTGGGACTTGTAAAATTATGTTTTACTTTTTGATACATAGATTCATCACTAAATCCTTCTTTAATTTTTTGTTTAGCGAAGTCATTATTTTTCTTAATTAAAACATAATATACGACTATTAAAACACCTAAAGTAACAATTCCGGTAATTAAAATTTTGACACTTCTAAATAAAAATACTCCTATAAATGTCATATAAATGACTAAACGACTAATTGCATTTATTTTTTGTGTTCGCGTCATATTTTCATTTGGCCAAAGTTCAAATAAAGTATTTTTATTAAAAAAAACACTAGGGTCATCGACCCATAAAGAAGTATTGTTAGAAAAACCATCTTTTTTAGCATCAGGTTGTTCTTTTTTTAATGTTTTTAAAATTTGATCTACTTCACTATTTTTTTCTTTATTACTAATATCAGTTTTAGACATATTTATATATATAATTATTAATTATTTTTATTTAACTATTAAAAAAATAAAAATAATTGAAATTTTTAAAGCAACATTATAATAAAATTAGATTAGATTTAAATTAAATTAGATTAAAATTAGATTAGCATTTTTTTCAATAATCTTTTATGTGCTATTTTCATTGCAGCAGGTGCTCCTGGTTTATATTTATTATCTTTATTTAATTTGACATTATTTCCACAAACATCTGCCAATCTAACTGTTAAAGAAATTGCTTCGCCAGTTTGTTTTGGATTCCTAATGGATTCGTGTTGCCATAAATCATAACATTCTCCGCCAAATATAATAACTTGCGAATCAAATGTTTTTACAGGAAATTGTTTTCCATTTGGTGCATCAACAAAATTAAAAGTTCTAGGAACTTTATCATCATTTGACAAAGTTATTAACATCACAATTCCTGAATTTTCATCTTGTGAATTATCATAATGTCTTCCTAATCCCCAATTTGGCTTATGACGCATAACTGATACAGATTCTGGTATAAAATTTTCTAAATTAGGAATATTGGTAATATTTTGTGTTTTAATGAATTCATGTGCTTCAATAACAGTTTCATAAAATATTGGATAAGTAGTTTCAAATAATTTCATTTCTTCTAATCCTCTAAATTTGCCACTATGCCAGCCGTTATAATGAGCCGAAGGAAATCTTTTAAATCGTTGAATCCAAGGAAATTCATTTTCTAATGGAACATCGGATTCTGTGTTGCCATCTTTTGGATGGAAGAAATTCCACAATTGGTCTCGCTTATTTTTTGTAATAGCATTTTCAAAAATATTTAATCCGTTGGGTTTTTCAATTTTCCATGGTTTTGGACAATCTTTTAAAAATATTTTTTCATTTAAATTTGAATTTTTAATATGATAACACAATAATTCTAATTTTTCTACTTTTTTAAGAAGTTCTTCCATTATAAATATTTTAGTAAGTGTAATGGATTATTTATAATCAATTTTATAATCAATTTTTTATCAATTTTTTATAGAACCCCCCCCAAAGTATTATCATCATAAAAATAGAAGAAGTTTATTTTTTTTTATTTACCTTTTTCTTGTTATTGGTTTTTCTTTTTTTTATTTCTCCATTTGAATCGTTTTTTCCTTGTTCTTGACCTTGACTTTGATTTTGTTTTTTTAAAATATCATTAATAAAACTATTATTAGAACCAGAACCAGACATATTTTGCATTTGTTCCATTAATGATGCTAAATTATTATTAAGTTCGTTTAAGTTTTTGGTATCTGGATTAAAATTAGATTGTGAATTACTATTAGAATTAGAATTAGATTGTGAATTGGTTTCTTTTGATTCACTATAGTTGCTGCTATATGAAGGTTGTGTTTTAGCTTCTTGTTTTTTACGCATACGTTCTTTCATTTTGGACATTTTTACATTTTGATCCATCATATGTTGAAAAGCGTTATTGTTAAATTTCCCACCTTTTGGCATAAATTGATCCATATTCATGGATTTAAATAATTGTTCCATATTATCCATACCAGGCATATCTTTCATATTTTTAAAAATAGAAGTAGCTTCTTCTAAAAGTTCGCTTTCTTTAATAGAACCATCTTTCATTTTATTATCTAATTTTGAACTAATATTATTAACTAAATTCATTAAATTACCTGGATTTTTGAATAATTTTTTAAATACATCATTAACATCTGTAACATTCTCCATATCAATATCTAAATCTTTTGTAGTTTCTTCTGCTAATTCTTTTGCTAAAGACCCTATCTTTCCATTAATTAGTCCATTAATATGTGAAAAGATACTATCTGTATCTGGTAAATTACCAGGCAATGCATTTGACATATCTTCGGTTGATGGTAAATTCATAGATTCAAACATCTTTTCAAAATCAAATGGTAATTTGGGCTCATTTGAATCTTTTTCTTTTGAATCTTTTTCTTTTGTTTCTTTTTCTTTTGTTTCTTTTTCTTTTGAATCTTCGTTTGTATTCTTTTTAAAATTAAACATACCTTCCATTTGTTTAACAGTATCTTGAAGTTTATTTTTGAATTCATCACTATTAATTGCTTCAAATAATTGTGTGTTAGCACCAAAAGAATCTTTGCTATCAATAGATGTAACAATAGAAAATAATATTAATTGTAAATATTTCCACAATGTTTCTTTTGTTTGTACGCTGGTGGTGTCAAAATATAATTGTGCAAAATCAATTTGTGGTAAGAAACAAGTATTACTATCATTTGTAAAAACTTCCTCATTTTGATATAATATGTCAAAGAAACGCTCTGGATAAACTGTTTTACAATAATCAAATAATTTTTGGCTTGAAATTAATAGTAATTTATATTCCTCACTCTCTTCGTTTTGGGTCTCTTCTTCATTTAATTTTTCAAAATCATAATTTAATATATTTAATAAATCACTATTTTCATGTATAATGTGTTCTGTTTTATCGCAAAATGATGTTTTTAAATCAAGTAATAAATCTTTAACGTTTTTAGAAAATTCAATTAATTGTATGTTTTCCATTAAATAATATTATTTAATAATGTTTAATAATTATTTTTAAATAATAATTAACTAATATTATTTCTTTGAGATTCGTAATTTTTTAAATTATCATCATTTACTTTATCTGGAACATATTCATCGGGTGGTGTTTCTATTTTATCTAAATGATTAACTGTAGCATAATTATAGAGTTGTCTTAACCCTCCTTCTCCTTTAGCAGACAATTCGTCACTGTTTTGATCTAGAAAACTATAATTATCAGAAACAACACCACTAAATCCACCATTAAAATCATACGCATTTGGTTCTCCATTGTAATTGGTTGCTTGTTGTGTTATAACCTCTTCTACTGGTTTTAAATGTTCTAATATTTCTGGACCAGTTATAACTTTATAATTATTATTAATTAATAACAATGAAGGAACGGAAGTAATAGTATTTGGTAAGATAATTTGTTGATTATTTTCTAAAACAACATAAACGGAGCCATTACGATTAACTCGTTTATCTATACAAATAAAATGCAAATTTTTTTTAACAGATGAATTGGATATTTTAGATAAAAGTGCTTTACAATTTTCACAATAATTACTATAATAAAGAATACTACTCATGTGTATATTTAATAATTATTAATTATTTATTTAATAACATTTTTAAACTAAATTATATTTTTTTTAACTAAATTATATTTTTTTAACTAAATTATATTTTTTTAACTAAAATATATTTTTTTTTAACTAAATTATATTTATTAAATAAATAAAATTGATATAATTATTAAATATTATTAATAAATATATAATTATTATTAATATGGATAATATTAATGTTAAAATCTCCAATTTAGAAGAAAATGATGAAGTATTAAAATTTACATTGTCAAATGTAAATGTGAGTTATGCGAATTCTCTTCGCAGAACTATTTTAGCGAATATTCCCTTATTAGTATTTAGAACTCAACCATATACAAGCAATAATGTAAATATTAAAGCAAATAAAACACGTTTAAACAATGAACTATTAAAACAGCGTATTAGTTGTATTCCCATACATATAACAGAAATTAGTGATTTTCCATACCAGGATTATGTAGTTGAATTGAATAAAGAAAATAATACTAATATTACTGATTTTGTTACAACCGGAGATTTTAAGATTAAAAATATTAAATTAGATAATTATTTAACAGATTCTGAAGTAAAAGAAATTTTTCCACCCGACCCAATAACCCAAGATTATATTGATATTGTGCGTTTAAGACCAAAAATGGCGGAAAATATTGAATCAGAAAAATTAGTATTTCAGGCAAAATTAGATATTGGAACAGCAGAAGAAGATGGTGCTTTTAATGTAGTATCTACTTGTAGTTATGGGAATACTATGGATGCTATTAAAATTAAAGAAGCATGGGAATTAAAAGAAGAAGAATTGAAAGTTAAATATAATAAAGAGCAGATAGAATTTATGAAAAAAGATTGGTTACTTTTGGATGCAAAACGTATTTTTGTAGATGATAGCTTTGATTTTATTATTGAGACAGTTGGTGTTTATAGTAATTATAAGATAGTAGAACTAGGTTGTTTAGTTTTAATAAAAAGTTTAAATAAAACATTAGATAGTATTAAAAATGATTCAAGTTTAATAAAAGAAGCAAATGATACAATGGAGAATTGTTATATTATTACAATAGAAAATGAGGATTATACTATTGGTAAAATTCTTGAATTCTATTTATATAATAAATATTTTCAAGAAAAAAAACAATTAAATTTTGTAGGATTTTTAAAGAAACATCCACATGATACTAATAGTATTATTAAAGTAAGTTTTAAAAATGTGATTTCAAAAGATGAGATTATTTATATTGTCGAAGAAGCAGTAAATTACGGAATATTATTATACAATAATATTAAAACATATTTCTCCGAGTCATAAAATTATAGTATAACACATAAAAGAACCAAAATAACACTAAACACAACCAAATATACCAAAATAAAGTAATAGCTTTTTCATCATACATTATTATTTATATTTTTTTATAAAATATAAATAATTTATCATTTTTTTCTATTTATGATTTATTCAACCATAACAAGTTCGTTATTATCGTGTTCATTTGTATCATTTTTTGCCTTGTTTTTATAATTGTCATGACTATAATTATTATAATTCATAATAAACATTTGCTGAGCAGGATGTAACGAATTTACATAATCAATAATAAATTTTTTATCAATAGTTTTATTATTTGGTTTTAGTTCGCTTTTAAATTTTTCATGTAATTTATACATATGATTTTTGTATTGGAATTCATATTCTTTTAATGGTTTTTCTTTGCGAATAAAACAACTAATATAATTAATAAATAATCCATTTGTATAATCGTATACTAAATTTTTGAATTTATTAAAAATAACATTATGTTCAGGATAATATTGTAAAAATTCTTTTACTTTATTTTCTTGTTTTAAGCACAAATAATTATATTGAAGTTTTGGGTTATTTCCACGCATCTTCCTTACTTTCTCATAATTATTATTTCTAATTTTACTACGCGAACCATCTACACCATAAATCATACAACCAACGCAATAATATGGAATATTTTCACTGTTATAATAAGTTTCTACATCAGTATAATTAGTAATAGGATATTTATTTACAAATTTTACATTTGTATTTAAAAAAATGAAAGGTGGCGTGCTAATAAAATTTTGTAGATTTAATTCATTAATAGTAACATTAGTATTTGAATCAACATTATGTACAATTTCATATACTTTAATTAAATATATCATTGGCATATTTGTTGGTGTAACAATTCTATTTACAGGATGTTGTAAAACAAAACTATAACTGAAACGTCTATCAAGTGTATTTAAATTAAAATTATTAGCATTGCATGCTTCAAAAAACAATGTCCTGAAGGTTGCATTATGATAATTATTATCATTAGTAGTTTTTGGATTTGGTTGTGATTCTGTTTCAATGTTTGTTTCCATATTTGTTTCAATGTTTGTTTTATTTTTATTAAAATATTTGTAGTTTTTAACATCATTAAAAAAAATAATATTACCACCAACCGTAGAACGAGTGGCAATCTCCCAAATTTGATTTAGATTATCAAAAAATACATTAATCATTGTTCCATCAATGAAATCTTCTGCCCATGATTCATAAATATTAGAGTGTGTATTTTTAAATAAGTCAAAACCAATAGATTTAGGAGGACTAAATGCAACTACTTTATTATTTTTTAAGATAATTGAACGACATTTTGCCAATTCATTAAATTCATCAATATTACTTGTTTCTAAAGATTTTAATACTGGTTTATTATATTTTGCAATATTGTAAACAATATTATTAAATGTATATTTTTTTATATTATATTTTTCAGAATTTTCTGGGTTTAAAATAGTGTTAAGATTAATTTCAACGCTATTTGTATACATAATAAATAATAAAAGATATTATATATACATATAAATAATTCTTTAACTTGTTTAAAAATATTTTTTAAATTTTATTGTTTATAATATATTATAAATATAGTATAATATATTATAATGAGTAATAAAGAACCAAGTAATAAAGAATTAAATATAGAAACAGAAGTATTAGATGATTATTTAGATAATAAAGATGAAGATGAAGATCGCACGAAGGGCGATTTCCCCTCAATAGAAGACGAAGAAATAGAAGAAGGCGAAGATGAACAAATAGAAGATAAAATAGATGAAGATAACGAAACTTCTAATATTAGTTTGCAATTGGGCGATATAATTGAATTATATGCACCTTCAAATAGTGATTTACATAGTCACCGCTTTTATATTAAATTTATAAATTCAAGTAAAATAGAATTATTAAATGACAAAAAAGAAATTACATTAGAAATAAACAAAGAGGGTAAATTTTTAGAAGAATCAATAGAAAATATTATTTTGCTGTATAGACAAAGTAGCCCAAGCTATATTATACAAAATAATTTAAGTCTAAACAGAAACATTTCAATATATTTTGGCGAACCCAATCCCCAAGTTATTAATGGTAAAATAACTAATATAGAAGAAGATATGATGGAAGTAACATTAATACCATCAAACGATGTTATATATATTGATTTTGGTTATTCTGGAATACCGGAAAAGATGAATATTGAGAAAATAATAATCAGAGACGACAAATCTTATGTTGAAGAATTAAAATATAATGTGGATGACGAGGAAAAAGAGTTAATAAAAAAAGAATCGGAATTATTAGAAGGACAAGAAACACAACATTTGGATTTAGCTAATGACAATTATTTAGATGATGATTTGATTTTTGATTCAAAAGAAAGTTTAAAAGAGGATTTTTTGATTTTTGATGAAGACGATGAAGAAGAAATAGAATTTTTCCATAATGTAAATGTTTCTGACGAAGAAAAACGTTATTCAATAGAAGAACAGATAAATGACTATTTAGATAATTTGTTAAATGTAAATGTAAACGAAACCGAAGATTATAATTTAAGCAAAGAAAAGATAAACCACGAAATAGAACGTTATTTACAACTGAGAAATATTTATTCCGATTTTGATGAAAATAATAATGCAAATGCACCACCATTAAAAGGAGAATTTTATAAACCATTAAAAGAATTATTGATAAATTTAAACAAAAAATTATATTGGCTATTACCTGTATGTAGTAATAAAAAAAATATATATTTAGAAGAGGAGGAATTGGGAAATAATGAAGATTCAAACGAAGATGATTATTTTAAAGAAAATGATGTAACTGAATATATAACTGATTTAAATGCTATAATAAATAATTGGTCAAAAAACACTTCGAAAGAAAAAGTAAATAATTATAAAAAGTATATAAATGATTTATTAAATATATTTGAAAATAATACTATAAAATATAGCAAAGACAATTTTTTAATAAATGTTAATTCACAAATAAACATAATTAATGATATAAATGATGATTTTTATAGTTATGTTTTTAAAAACAAAGAAATAAGTAAAGATCGTTTTGTAACAGAAGTTTGCAATAGTGGTTTAAATATGTTGGAATCATATTATTTTGAAAGTAAAAAAAGATATAAAATGAAAAATTTAACTCAAAACGATAAAATAGCAATTATTTCATTTATAACATTACCATTGCCTGTTTTCAATTTTTCAAGAATAAATTTGGAATATACAAGCATATATGAGAGAAGTAATTTAAATAATAATTTTTTGAATTATTATAAGCTATTAAATAAAAACACCAATGTAAATCTTTTTAATAATGATTCAAAAATGGCAAATAATTTTTTAAATAGCCACGAAACAATACATGAAGATACGCTTTTTGATAATATTAATAATTTTAGCAACACTTCTGAATTATTGACTGATTTTTCAATCGAAGATGAAGAAAATAAAGAATCAATAGAAACAAAATATAATAATTTAATGGAATCATTTATTCCAACTAATTATAAAATAATAACTGGATTATTTGAAAAAGATAAAATTAAAATATATAATATTAAGCAATTAATTAATAGCATTCAAAGTGCGAATATAGATTTATATAAATTACACGCAAATGACATGAAATTAATAAGTACAAATTTAAGTAAATCAAATAGTGATTATAAAACATTATTAAAAGATAATGCTAGTGAATTAGAAAAAATAATAAATAAATTAAATAGTGTTTTAAACGTGGATACAAAAGATAGTTATTATGGTTTTGATTTGTTAAATGAAGAATTAAAAAATGATATGTTTGAAATTTATGAATTAAATAAAAATGAACTAAAAGATAAATATAATAACAATGAAATAATTCAATATTTTTTTAATTTTGATAATTGTAAAATGTTCTTAAATGCACTAAATAAAAATATAATTGACTTAATTGTAGCTAATTTATTGGAAAACTTTGTGACTCAAAGTAAAAAATTACAATCTAAAGATGCAAATGCTAACGGAGACGAAGAAGATGGCTCTTTGAAAATAGATAATAGTGATTGTGAAAGTTATATGTTAAGTAAAAAATATTTGAAAATGGAAGAATTAGAATTAGACAATAATAAATTAACATATTTTGATGCAATTTATGACAAAACATTTTATAGTATTATACAAGAATTTGAAAATGAAAAAGAAAGCATGGACAGCAAACAATTTTTTGGATTTTTGACAAATAAAATAATGGAATCTATGAATTTTACAAAAAAGAAAGCATTGAGAGAAGCAAAAGCAATAATAGAAGAAAAAAAGGAAATTATTGATGGTGATTACGCTTTATTGGTAGATAAAAAAAGTAATAAAAAGTCAATTTTTATTAGAAAAAATAATACTTGGATAGTTGATGAGAAATTCAAAGATGATTTTTATATTGATTCAAATAAAATTTTCTGTGATTCAAATAAAGAATGTATAACAAAAGACGATAAATGTATATCAAAGGATAAATTGATAAATGAAAATTTAAAAGAAGATGTTGATAAAATATTGGAAAATTTTGAGTCAAATTATAATTTGAGTATTGAAGAAATAAAAGGTAAAATAAATACAAATTATGAAAATGCAAAAAATTATATAAAAAAACTGGTTAAAATAAATAGACAATCTAATGAAAGAATAAATGATTATTTACTAAAATTAGATGAAACATTTGAAAGTAATACCATATTATCACCATATGACGAGTTAAAAAACATAATTTTAAGTTATCCGAATATAGCAAAAAGACAAGAATTTATTAAAGACTTTTGTATTAAAAACACAAGAAACGCAATAAATGATGAAGAAGTATATTGGTTATATTGTAATAAAACAGGAGCTAAATTATTACCTAGTTTTTTATTAAAACTAGCAAATGTTTTCAATGATAAAAAACAATATTTAATAACTTTAGATACTATTTGTGGCGATCAAGGAACAATAAGCGATGATAATAGTTATTGGGTTGATAAATATAGTGGCTACATAATAAAAGCCATTGAATTTAACGGAGACGAAGGCTATGACGAATCTGGGTATAAATTAAATACAAAAGATGTATTGGAAAATGATTATAACGTTAATATGGGAAATGTTAAATCATTAAATCCAGATATTGATACAATAAAAGCAATAACAAAGTCAGTAACACATTTAATAGGTATTAATATAGATAATCATATACCTTTGATTGTTAATAATGTATTAAAATTACAAACTTTACTTCCATCGAAAGAAGCATATGAAAAAGCAGTACTAAAAGCAACAAAAAAAGAGGGCAAATCAGGAAAAGCAATGCAAAATTACGAAGATACTTATAATTTATCACTTTTATTATTGACACTAATGTTTATAATTGTAGCAATTCAAATAAATATACCATCAATAAAGAGTAAAAAAACATTTCCAGGATGTATAAAATCATTTAACGGATTTCCGTTTGAAGATAGCACCGATAAAACTTTATTAAATTATATTGCGTGTGTTGCTGGAAAAATGAAAAGTTCAATAAAACCATGGAATAGTATATTAAAAACGTCACAATCTTCTTTGGTAAAAAAGTTGGAAAATTTAATAGAAAAACATGTTTTACAAAATGCTGAATTATTGGAATTATATGAAAAAAAACATATCTATTTACAGAAAAATGATTATAAAGAGGATATAACCAATGAAGTATTTATTAGTTGGGACAATTTTATGCCAAAATTGGTAGATTTTACTATTAGCATAGAAAATTCAAATGAATTAGGTGACACATTTAATAGTACTTATTTGGAGGCAATTACTAAAGGACAAAAACATAATCATTATGAATCACTTCAATCAAAAATAATATACACAAGTAATAGTATAATTGAAAGTATTCAAAAAATAGTAGCAAAAGAGGCGACTATATTGGAAAATAATAATGGCGAACCATTTTTAGAAAATGCTTGTTGTAATTCAAGCAAAAATAGTATAAAATATTTTATTAAAAAAGACAATTCTATTATAAAAAATAATGAATTAATTAATTTATATTCTGACTTTTTAAATTCAATACATTCGTTAAGCAAGCCATATATTTTATATGATATTAATAATACAAAAATAGCATTTCCAACATTACCAAATTATTATAGTGAAGAAATAATTTATAAAGGATTTATATTTTATTGTAATTTTAATAATTCATTACCAATAAAAGATGAGTTAATGGGAATATGTATGAATAAACCAGGTGATTTCAATAGTTCATTAAATATAAAAGAATTAATTGAAAGTTTAAAAAATGAAGGTAAAGTATATAATAAAGATAATTTTGAACAACTGTTAGATGTTATTAATAAACAAAATATTAAGGTAATAGACACACAAATACCCATTATAAATAATATTGAAAAAATAAGATTATTAATTGAAAGTTATTTGAAGATGGATTCACAGTATTTAGGCGATGAAATGTTGGTAAACAAATTAAAAGATGTATTGGATGTTTATGATATTTCAAATAAAAATAATGATTATAAAGAGTTGATTGATTTGAAAAATTATTTATTACGTGTAAATAGTGTAATGAAAAACAATATTTTGGGTAAATTAAAGACTATATCAAATATAAGTAAAGCACAATATTCAAGTATGGAACAATTTTTGGATTTTGAATTCAATATAAATTATATAGACTTTTATAAAAATTATATTACCAATTTGTTGAAAATCTTTCCAAATATAATGTTAAATAAATCCATTGATGTAAACAATATTCCTTCACATTGGAATTTATCAGAATTACATAATAATGATATCACAAATATATTAAAACGTTATTATACTCCATTATTTGGATTAAATGTAAAAGAGGAATTAAGAAGTGCAATAAATATTTTAACTTCTAATAATAAATTATTATTGGAAATATTGGAATATGTATTATATAATGAACCAATTGTTTTAGATTCTGAAACAAAAATACCTAGCATTTTTGATAAAGATCTTTTGCAATTTCTTTATTATTATGTATATTATAATTTAATAAATGAATTATTGAATATTTCAAGCAACGAAGAATTTATTATTGAAGCCACAAGTTATGACAAGCATGATGCAAATGATTTTGATGAATTTATGGTAAATTATATTTTAGAGTTTTCAAATATAATGAATAATCATTATAAATTGTTAAATTCTGGATATAAAAAAGTAAAAGAAAATGTTTCTTATGCAAAAGAAAAAGAAAAAGATTTAATAACTGATTATTTAAAAGATTTATCAGAAGAAGAACGCGAAATAGAAAATATATTTAAAAATAGTAAATTAGAAAAATGGAGCAAAGGCTTGCAAAAAGGCGTGACACAATATGTAAAAGATAATTATGACGAAGAACGTGCTGCATTAGAATCTCAGGCTTTAAAAGAAAAGATGTTAAATAAAAATAATAATGTAACAGCAATGAATAAAGAAATTTATATGATGGATTTAGAAGAAAAAATGCAGGCTGACGAAGAAATAGAGGCAGAGGAAAATGATATGGACAATATTCCAGACGATGATAATATGGATAGCGATTATGAATATTGATTATTGATTATTGATTATAAATATATTAAAAATAAATTTAAAGATTATTTTTAATATATAGTATATAAATTATGATGTATAATGTAGTAATGTTTATGCTAATTGGTTCATCTCATGCTCTTATGAATATTAGACCATCTGTTAAGAATTTTAAATATGTTGGTTCAACTGCACCATTTGAAAATTTTGATCCACTAAATATTGTAGAAGGAAAGAGTGAAAATCGTGTTAAATATACACGCGAAGCAGAGCTTCAACATGGTCGTGCTGCTATGCTTGCTACTCTAACTATTCCATTTCTAGAACATATGGATAAAGATTCTTCTATGCTTGGTATTAATTATTTAAGTTCGCTCGATGCTTATCATCAGGCACCAGTATGGATTGGTCTATCTTCATTTGAAGTTGTTCGAATGGGACGTGGATGGGAAAATCCATTTACAACCAGCACTACTTTTCAACTGAAAACAGATTATCAACCGGGTAATCTAGGTAATTATGATGTAGAAACTATTAGTGATACTATGCTTAATAAAGAACTAAATAATGGACGTCTTGCTATGGTAGGATTTGTAGGGATTGTAGGACAAGAACTGGTAACTCAAACGCCAGTATTTTAATTATAGTAAAATTAAACAAAAAAAATTTAAAAATTAATTTTATTGCATTATATATTATTTAATAATTTAGTAAATAATATATAATATATATAAATTATGTACAATTTTAGAAGTTTTTTATTAAAAAATGTAAATTTAGTATCAATACTAATATTTTTAGTGTTTTTCATAATATTAATAGTAACAAAACCAGGATTTATTTTTACAAAAAATGGAACACCAAGAGAATTTGGCTTAGGATATAAAAATAAAACAGTTGTTCCAATTTGGTTAATTGTTATAATATTAGCAATATTTTCATATTTATTTGTACTTTATTATATTAATTTAAATAGATTACTTGGTTAAAGTTATTATTATTTATTTTAACTTTTTATAAGTTTTTCAACATCTTTTAACGTTTGTGTACATTTAATATTTATAATATAATTATAACTAATTGAAGATATTACTGTTCCTGCTAATATATACCACATCAATTTGCCTATTATATGTTTAATATTTACAAGTTTAAATAATTCTAATTCATCTGGAGTAATTTTATTTCCGGTCAAAGAAGTTGTTATTGTTAATCCTTCTTTTTGGAGTTTTTCAATAAATTTGTTAAAACTAGATTTATCTGGTTCAAATTCATTAATAAATTTAGATTTATTTTGCTCTATTTGTACCAATGCTTTTGTAATACTATCATTATCTTTTTGTTCTTTATTTAATAATTTAACAATTATATCTTCTACTCCTAATAAGCTAACAACAACATAACCAATTGTATTTGAAAATGGTCTAACCCAACCAGTAAATATTTCTAAAATAAAATATAAAATACCAAAAACTATTATCCAAGGTAATATTGTTGCAAAAAATACATTACTATATTGTGCAGTATCATTTTGACAAATAGATTTAGCAATATTTAAGTTTAAAAAATACATACCAATAATTAACAATAAAATATAAATAAGTATAAATATAAAATTTGTAGAATTTTCTTCTACTTGTTCAATTGAAGTAGAAGATAATATAGTAGTAGATACAAATATACCATATATTAATGATAACATCATAAAAAATATCATTGATTTTTTAGGGTCTGGTGTTCCGACATCCGCGGTTTTAGCTTTATTTTTAATATTCTCAAAATCTAAATATGAACCACCAACAGCCATAATTAGTTATTATAATTATATGTATAAATTTATTTTATAAAATAAATCTAATTATTAATTAGTTAAATTAGTATGGATTTTAAAGATAATTATTTAAATTATAATATTTTTGATAATAAAACCGAAGAAGACAATATCATAAAACCAAAATTGGTTCATACTTCTACTAAATTTTTCTTTAATAAAATATTAAAAAATTGCAATAGTGTTAAACAACATAATTACAATTTATTTTACAATATAGGAATGTTTATAGTTTTTGTAAGTATATTTTTTGTAATACTATATTCAAAATATAAAGGAAATATGTCAATAGAAGAACGTTACCAAAAAAATACAAAAGACAAACAATATATTATGTCTAAATTAGTTTATTATAATAGACAAAATTTAGATAATAATCAAAAAATCAAAAATAATATGATTACCAATTTGCCAGATTATAGTGATCACCCAGAAGCTTCTACATTGCATAAAAATGTATATTTTACTTAAATAATTGATATTTGAGATAGTTAAAATTTAAAATGGTTTAATGTTTTGATATTATAATATTATAATATAATATCAAAATTATGTCTGTTAAAAAGGATGAATTTAATTTTGCAAATAATGATACAATTTATAATAAATACTTAGATGACTTAAAAAAATATTATATATTAAAAAATAAATATAATAAAATTAAAGAAACATTTAAAAATAAATTATTAAATTCAAAAGATTCTTTAGAAGTCAAAAAGAAGCTTTATGCAAAGAAAAAATTTGGTTGTGTAAATTGTAAACAAGAAGGCGGTACTATTTTTCTAGAAAATGAAGATGGTATGAAAGCCAGTTGTGGAAATATACAAAAACCATGCGATTTAAATATTGTTGTTGCTAAATGTTATACGAAAAATATAGAATCAATGTTAATTGATTATAATAATAAATTAACATCTATAAAAAAAGAAATATCTTTATTGAAAATTCAATTTTTATTTGGTTATTTAGAAGAAGATAAAGCAGTTGAGGTTTTTGAAACAAAAAAAAACGAATTAAAATTATTACAAGAAAGTTATAATAACTTATTAATGTTATATAATTCTATAGTTGATGATGAAGATAAAAATAATTTAATACAATCCAAATTGTTGGAACAACATAATTATATAGAAGAATATAAAGAATTTATGAAAATATTTAGAGAATCACAAGAAAATAGATATTTAAATGATGCAGTAAATGTATATAATACAAAAATTGTGGAAGTTAATAAAATATTGATGGAATTAAAATATAAAGTAAATAGTGTTGAAATGGATGAAGAAATAACAACTTTAATACAAAAAAAATATTATCCAAATGATTTAGAAATTTTAATTAAAAAATAAACAATTTAATCATGATGAAAAATGAAAAATGAAAAATAATATTAAATTATTTTATATAGTTATAATAATAGTAACAATGTTTAATCTATTTAAAATAATAAATCTTAAAGTTTTTTTAATAAGTCTATTTGTTGGATTACTTTTTATGTATTTAAATGATGATAAAAGTAAAATAAATGTTTATCCCACACCATCTAATATTCATAAAGTTGAATATAAAGATAAAGCAGAAAATTGTTTTGAATATACTATGGAACAAGTCGAATGTCCATCAAATAAAAAAGATATTAACAATGTACCTATACAATAAATAGTGTTTTTATTTTTGTTTTTGTTTTTTAACTATAAATTTTATAAAATATAATAATATTGTTATACTATAATATAGTATAATAATATGTTAGGTAAAGGAGTAAATAAATTTGTAAATAATATTATGTATACAGATAGAGGACGTTTCATTTTATCTATTATTTTTGGTCTTGGTTTAGCATCAATATTTAGAAATTATTGTGAAGGCAAAAATTGTTATGATTTTATTGGACCAAAACAAAATGAAATAAGAGACCAAGTTTTTTCATTTGATAGTGCCAACAGTAAATGTTATACCATGAGAGAACAAAGTATTAAATGTGGTTCAAAAGAAAAAACTGTTCAATTTGCTTAGTGGGGAAATCGCCCCATGCGCGATTATTAAATATTTTTTGCGTAAATCATATAAATATTTAATACTTTATTTAGTATAATATTAAATAAAGTATGGAACCTAATAGTCAACAAGGAATAACATCTATTAATCAATTACCTTCTGGTCCTCAAATGGGAAATGGATTTGAAAATCCTCCACAAAATGTAAATATGATGAATGCTTCCTCTATGAACAATATTGTTTTAACAAAAACAGATACTATTGGGGAATCTAATAGTCAAATGCAAAATCCTATGCAAAATCCTATGCAAACACAACAACAACAACAACCCATTCAAAGTCAAGGACAAAATATGGAAATGCAAGGACAAACTCAAGCTAATTATAACGAATTGATAAATCAACTTCAACAAGCTAGTTCTCAAGGAGCAACGGGATTGCCTACACGTGATATGCCAATGAATCCTAGTCAAAATGCAAATGATGTTGAAGTAAAACCAAATTTTGTCCCCCCACCACCTAGTCACGAAGATTATATTAATAATATGCAAACACCTGAAAATTTAATTATGCAAAATAATAATGCACAAAAACAAATAGATAATTTGGATGCATTATACGGTGAATTTCAATTACCTATTTTAATCGCAATATTATACTTCTTATTTCAATTGCCAATATTTAAGAAAAATATAAAAAAAATATTACCGTCTTTATTTGGAACTGATGGAAATCCAAATTTATATGGATACTTTTTTAATAGCGGACTATTTTCATTAATTTTTTATTTTCTTTTAAAAAGTATTAATAAATTAAATGAACATGTAAGTCAATAGACTATAAATTTTCTAATTTTTTAATTTGTATTTTTGCTTCATTTGCTAAATCATTTACTAAAGGGTCATTTTTATAATCATCTATATATTTAATTTCACAAATACCACAAGAAACCATTAATTTCATACAATTAAAACAAGGATAATGACTAATATATGCAACGCATTTATCACAAGAAACTCCACGCTTTGCACAATCTGTTATTGCATTTTGTTCTGCATGAATAGTTCCAATATTATGATTATCTTTTATTACCATTTTATGTTCGCAACCAGCAATATATCCATTATAACCTTGTGCAATAATACGATTGTCTTTCACAAATAAACATCCTACGTTTAATTTTTCACAAGACGAACGCGTAGAAACCAAATATGTAATTTGCTTAAAATATTCATCCCAAGTTGGTCTTAATTTATTAATAGTATTATTTGAATTAACTTCTAAAATATTGTTACCTGATTCTTCTAATGAAATATTAGAACCCATAATTAATTATACGTATAATTAGTATTATTTATTAATTTTAAATAGTTTAATAAAATTAATAAATCAATTTTTTAAAAAAGGGGTCATAGGGGATATATCCCCTACTCTAGAGCGTCGGTAAAAACTTCCATCCTAATTCTTCGCATATTTTTTTCCATATTTGGTCTTGTTCAATACGTTTTTCTCTATCTTTTAACATAGGAAAATATTGTAAAAATTTGGTTTCATGTAATAATTCGCATAATTTATAAAGTGTATAATAATAATTCAAAAAATTAACTCGGTCTGGGGGGCAATATTTTGTGTATGGTTTCTGTATTTCCATAAATAAATTACATAAGGTTTCTTCTAATTCAGGAGACATAACAGGTGGTTTAATACCTAATTTATCTTTTATATATGGAATATGTTCATAATATTTATTGTAACCAAGATTTTTCAATATTTCTTTTGTTTTTTTGTTTGATAAATCTGTAAGCTCTATGCGTTCTTTTTTAATTTGATTTTTAATATTTTCAAAAACGTCAACTGGAATATATGTACTTTCTTTTGCTTGAAATTGTGCTAATATTTCGCGAAGATGATTAATTCTTTTGTAAGCATAAAAGCATACCTCTTTTGGTGGTTCTTTGTATGATGGTTTTTCATTTTCAATTAAATATTTCATAGTTTTAGAGCAATTATTGCAAATACTAAGTCCTTCACTTTCTACAAAAATCATTTCTCCTTTTTTGCAATAAATGCATATATCATGGTCAAAACAATAATTATCATTATTTAAAAAATTATTATTAACATTATAAAAATATTTTTCACTATTTTTATTCTTTAATACATTTACATTATCATTAATATTTATTAAATTGCTATTTTCCAAATCGCTTTCATCAATATTAAAAAAAATATTGATTTTATTTTTTTTGTTATTGACAATTTCCTCATTATTATTAATAATATTTTTTGAAGAATCATTTGATCCAATATTTTTTTTTTCTTCAAAATAATTAAATATATATTTAGAGTTATTTAGAAAATATTCAGATTTTTCTTTTTCCAAAACATATATTTTGTTTTTAATAGTAATTATATTGGATTCGATATTGGATTTTTTATCAGTATCTTTTTTTGGTACATTTTTTTTTAGACTTTTTAAAGTTTCTGTTTTATTATTTAATTTATTTAGCATTAATTCTAATTTTTCAATTTCATTTTTATATTTAGGAATTAATACTTCTTCATTATTTTTAAATTTTTTTAGTAATTCATTATGTTTATTATCTAATGTAATATTATTATTTTTATATTTTTTCATTATTTATATTATATTATTTAATCTTTAAAATTTTATATAATTTTTAATACAAAAGTATTAGAGATTATATACAATTATGAATAATTTTATGTTAATTAATCATATTTAGTCAAATACATTTAGTCAATTAAATCAAATTTAGTCAATTACTCAAATTTAGTCAATTACTCAAATTTAGTCAATTACTCAAATTTAGTCAATTTAAATCAAATTTAGTCAAATTATTCATATTTAATTTAATTAAATTAAATTAAATTAAATTACATAAATTTTTTTTCTTTTCCAATATTATAAAAAATGGCTGGAGGTCTTATGCAATTAGTTGCCTACGGGGCTCAAGATGTTTATTTAACCGGTAATCCTCAAATTACCTTCTGGAAAGTTACCTACCGTCGTCACACTAACTTCGCGATGGAATCCATTGAACAAACTTTCAATGGACAAGCTGATTTCGGTCGCCGTGTTACTTGCACTATTTCGCGCAATGGTGATTTAGCTTACCGTACATACTTACAAATTACTTTACCAGAAATTAATCAACAAATGAACCCTACTCCTGGAAAAGATGTATATGCCAGATGGTTAGATTTCCCCGGTGAACAATTAATTGCTCAAGTTGAAGTTGAAATTGGTGGTCAACGCATTGATCGTCAATATGGTGACTGGATGCACATCTGGAATCAATTAACATTATCGAGCGAACAAGAACGTGGTTACAACAAAATGATTGGTAACACCACTCAATTAACATACATTTGTGACCCAACTTTTGCTGATGTTGACGGACCTTGCTCTGCTGACGGTGTCCGCCAAGTTTGCGCTCCCCGTAATGCTTTAGCTGAAACCACCTTATATGTTCCTCTTCAATTCTGGTATTGCCGCAACCCCGGTCTTGCTCTTCCTTTAATTGCGTTACAATATCACGAAGTTAAAATTAACTTAGATATTCGTAATATTGAAGAATGCTTATGGGCTGTTGATTCATTAAATACATCATCAAGCAATAAAGTTGACCAAGCCTACAAAACATCGTTAGCGGCTGCTTCGTTATATGTTGACTATATTTTCTTAGACACCGATGAACGCAGACGTATGGCGCAAAATCCCCACGAATACTTAATTGAACAATTACAATTCACCGGTGATGAATCGGTTGGTTCGTCGTCCAACAAAATTAAACTTAATCTTAACCATCCTTGCAAAGAATTAATCTGGGTTGTTCAACCTGATGCTAATGTTGACTATTGTGCTTCGTTAGCGCAAAACGAACCATTAAATGCTCTTATGGGTGCTCAACCTTTCAATTACACTGATGCCTTAGATGCTTTACCTAATGCTGTCCATGCCTTCGGTGGTCAAGATGCTGTTTCTGGAACTAATCAATTCATCAATGGAAGTGGCTTATTCCAAGATCCATTCTCCAATGATGTTACTGCTGGAACAGCTCACTCTGGAATTCAAAATGCTGCTAATAATGGTGATTCGGGTGTCTCCGATGCTGGAACCTTCGTCTTAGCCGAAACTGCTTTAGATATGCATTGCTGGGGTGAAAATCCAGTTGTAGTTGCTAAATTACAACTTAACGGACAAGACCGCTTCTCGGAGCGTGAAGGTACATACTTCGACTTAGTCCAACCTTTCCAACATCACACACGTGCACCTGATACAGGTATTAACGTATACTCTTTTGCCCTTAGACCTGAGGAACATCAACCCAGTGGCACGTGCAATTTCTCGCGTATTGATAACGCCACTTTACAATTAGTCCTCTCCAATGCTACAGTACAAGGTGTCTCGACCGCCAAAGTCCGTGTCTACGCTGTTAACTACAATGTCCTCCGTATTATGAGTGGTATGGGCGGACTTGCTTATTCGAATTAAGTTTTTTCAATAAAATATATATTTAATCTTAGTATATTTTTAATTTTTTTCCATTCCAAACAAAATAATTTAAAAATTGATTTAAAGAATGGTTCATAATTATTATTATATAATTATGAACACAAAACATCCTTATGGAAAAATAAAATACGAATGTTGGTTACCTGTATATGCTCATAAAACTTGTAAAAAAAATAATATATCATTAATTACTCCTCAACCTAATTATGAAATCTTATTTCGTGAAAAAGATATAAATTTAGAAAATAATGAATGGATTCCTGCAAATCCCCCATTTCTTATTAGAAATAAAACAACTAAAAAAATGATTCTTCCTACATTTGAATATTATTCTTTAAGTGATAATGGAGAAACTATCAAATATGCTCAAACACATATTGCTTTATCATCTGCTTTTCCAGATATTCCTCCTTTAGAAACAATAGATCATATTGATAATAATCCATTTAATAATAGTATTACAAATTTAATATGGTTAGATAGAAGCACTAATTCAAGAAAAGGTCAAATTAAATCGGTTGAAACTACCAAAAAAAATGGTGGAAAAAATGGAAGATTTGTTTTAATGAAACAACCACTAATAGATAATAAAAATAATAGAGAAGAATCTATAACTATTGGATTATTTAAAAATATGGATAAATGTGCTCAGTTTATTATTGATAAAATAATTCAAAAAGATAAAAAACCACAATTAAAAACAGTAGCTGCTAAAATTTCTAGAGCTATTAGTATACCCGAATATAAAGCTTATGGATTTTATTTTGATGATTATGAAATCAAAATAGATAATGAAGAATGGAAATTCCATCCAATTTATACAAAATATGCTATTTCTACACATGGAAGATGTAGAAATTGTTATGGAATAATTTCTTATGAATATAAAAGTCGTAATGGAGCTAAATATACTAGTATTCATATTGAAAAAAGTCATAAATATATTCATAGACTAGTTTGGGAAACATTTATTGGTGAAATTCCAGAAGGATTAGATATTATGCACGATGATAGTGCTCCTCTATATGAAGATGGTTCATATAGAAATTGGTTAATAGATTTATCTTTAGGGACACGAAGTGAAAATATGAAGTCATTTCATAATGAAAAACAAGTAGTAGTTGAAAAAATAACTAATAATAAACCAAAAGAAAAGATTGAAGAAAAAAAAATATATTATGCAAGAAATTATCCAAAAAATGCATTAGGAGATTTGATGAAAAACCCCCCTTTAGGTATCCAATATATACAGGCAAAAAAAAGAGGAAGTAAGTATTTATTAAGTAGAAGATTTTCAATTAGTAATAAAGATATATCTACCCCTGAAAAAAAATCTATAACAGACGAGGAGAAGTTTATTTTAATTTTAGAAATTTATAAGAAAAATTGTATTATTGAAAAACAAGATAAAAAATATATGGAACTAGATATAGATAGTTTAAAACAATATATACCATCATGAAATAATAATAACTTAAAAATATTTTAAAAGTGCTTTTTAAAAGCGAAAACAAAAATATCTTAAAGAAATAGCAATAAATAATATTATAAAAATGACTTCATTCAATATTGTTGATTTAATTACAAATAATCCTATTACAAAACTAACTGAAACACATAACAATAATTTATTAAATAAAGTAAAAAATACTTTTAATGAATATGAGCAACAATTATTTATAGCAAGTTTTTATAGTTATTTAAATTATCATAAAACAGATAATTATATTGTAGATTTAGATAATATATGGAAATGGTTAGGTTTTGCAACTAAACAAAAAGCAATATTATTGTTAGAAAAAAATTTTGAACTGGAAAAAGACTATAAAAAACCGCTTTCCCTGAAGGGAAAGCAAAAAAATATTGAAATTAGTAATGATAATTTTGCAACCGCAGCTGCAGTTGCAAAAACTAAAGGTAGTGGTGGGCAAAATATTCAAAAATATTATTTAAATGTTAAAACCTTTAAATCTCTTTGTTTAAAAGCAGGAACAAAAAAAACAGATGAAATCCATGAATATTATCTTAAAATGGAAGAACTTATTCAAGAATTTATATGTAAATATGATTGTATAAAAAAATTACATATTAGTGATAAAACATTAACAAAAGCATTAACTAGAAATGTAGCATATAATAATTAATTTAAAACTATTGGTAGTAAATTAGAAATTTAATAATTATAAAATTTTATAATATTATTTAATATTAATAAGTCATGCAAGTAAGTTTAATAAAAAGCAGTTTTTATTTTACATATATATTTTTAATTACAACTGGAACAATATGTTTTATTGAAGCTTTGCGTAATCCTGTTCCTCAAATTCGTCATATTATGAATTTAGAAACATGTATATCAGTTGTTGCTGGATATTTTTATGGACTATTTGTAGCAAAAATTAATAAAGCAGAAAAAGATGCACAAGAAAACCCTGAACAAAATAAAAATCAAAATAAAGAATTAGAATTACCTTTAGAGAAAATTAATGATATGCGTTATACTGATTGGGCTATTAGCACTCCTCTTATGCTTTTAGTTTTATGTATGGTATTAGGTTATGAAAATAAAAAAGTAGTAAGTTTCTTACCGTTTATGTTAATATTAATATTTAATTTCCTTATGTTGGGTGCTGGATATATTGGAGAAATAGGTAAATTGACCAGAACAATGGCAAATAGTATTGGATTCTTATTTTTCTTTTTAATGTATGGTACAGTTTGGAAAGTATATATGACAGGAGCTAAACGTACTACACAATCGGTTATTATATTTGGATTATTTGCATTTTTATGGTCATTATATGGTGTTTTATATCAAACAGATAAAATGACAAAAGTGTTTGGTTATAATATATTAGATTTATTGAGTAAAGCATTTGTTGGTATTTTCTTTTGGTTTTATTTAACAAAATCTATTAGATTTTAGGATAGTTTTTTATTTTTATATATAAAATAAAAATAAAAATGAGTGAAATAATAATTTTAATATTTATTGGATTATTATCTGGAATATCTATGGGTTCTATTGGTATGGGTGGTGGATTAATTATTGTAACATTACTTACTTTATATGGTATAAATATAAAAAATGTTGTAGCAATAGTAATGTTAATGCAATTATTTCCTCAATCGGTATTTGGAGTTATTAATTATTGGAAATATATAAATTGGTATCACTCTTTTATTATAATATTTGCTAGTTTTATTGGTATATATATTGGTTCATATTTAGTAACAAATAATTATATAAATGATTTAATGCTTTATAAAATTCTTACAATTTTTTTAATAATAAATAGTATTTATTTTACTATAAAATATTTAATGTAATTTAATATTATAAATCAATTAAATTTTCACATTCAACATTTTTAGGATTTAATATATCAGAAATTCTTTCTTGTAATTTAATATTTAATTTTTCTAATGTTTCACATTTAAATTTTAGTTTTTCTAATTCTTCTTTGTATTCATATGCTAATTTTTTTTCTTCTCTCAATTCTTTGCATTTACTATCAAAAGCTTCTTTTAAATTACTTGAAGATCCAAATTCTTCTTTAAATAAATAATTTGCCGGATTCAAACATTTTTTTTTATGCTTTGCAGTATTAAAATGACTTGCAATCATTGATGAAAATTTTCTTGGATAAAAAGTTGTTCCACAACAAATACAACCATTTGTATATTTATCTTGTAAATCTCTAATATTTAAATCTACTTTTTCTGTATTATTTTCATTAATTTTAGGCTCATAAGATGGAAGGGTCAAAATAATAGATGTCATAAATAATTTATATTATTTTATTTATCAAAGATTTATAAGAATTATAAGATTTAAAATAATAAAATATTTAATTATCAATTTTTTTTGAATCATATTATATTTCATTAATATAATATAATATGAAAAATATATTAACTAATGTCGGTAATAATTTACATAATTTAGTAAGATTTCAATTTAATAAAATCCAAATTTTATTTTTTTCAATGTTGTTTTTTTCATTAGTATATATGTTATTAGATGATAAACACTTTGAAGGAGTAAATAAATTCAAAGAAATTGTAAAAGAAGAAGTAATAAAAGATAAAGTAAAAAAAGAAATAACTGAAAATTATGCAAATCTTGATGCAAGAGAAACTATAGAAATAGATAAAAGTTTAGACAAATATTATAGTAAAAACAAAGTAATAGAAGAACAAGTAATCGATAAAGCAACAAAAGAAAGCGAAGCAGAGACAAATAGTGAAGTTCTTGATCCTACAAAAGTAGACCCATCATTATTTACAAAATATTTAAATCGTCTTTATTTTGCGGTTGTAACAGGTTGTCTTTTGGGTTACGGTGATATTTTTCCCGTATCAAATATTTCAAAAACATTAGCAGCTTTACAGGGGCTTTTGACTGTTAGTTTGATTATTTACTAATGCGGGGAAATCGCCCCACACGCGATTATTGTGAGAGAAAACCAGGTTTCCTAATTAAAATATTGTAATAAATTATGGATGAAAATAATTTATTACAACAATGTTGGATTAAATTATGGTTCAGTTGAGAGATTATTTATTACTGGATATAGAAGATGAATATTTTGGTCAAGAAATTGGAATATTTAAAAATACTTTTATCATTAAAGATTTTTATAGTAATGGAATGGAGAGATTACCTATTTTTAGTTTTTTATATTTTACTTGTTGTAATAAATGTATAAATAATTATTTAAAATATTATAGGCGATTTTATAAAACATTGAATAAGCGAGAGATTAGTGGAAAAATGTAAGAATTCCATAATATTTAATATTTTCTATTATTAAAATATTAAATATTATGGTTAATGAACTCTCAAATATTCAAATTTTAAAAGAAGATTTTAAGAGAGAACGCAAGCATAATGCAATAAAATTGCCAGAATCAATAATACAAGAAGCTATACCAAAATATGTGACTTATTATAAAGAATGTTATAATATTCAAAAAAAACTTTATAGGGAATTTTTTAAAATAGAAAAACATCCAAAAATGGTAAAAGGTAAAGTTTATAATTCATCAAAATCAAATAAGATACATATATTAGAAAAGTTAGAAGAAATCAAAAAAATTTTAGAAAAATTAAATAATGTTGGAGAGAACGAAGATGATGGAGTAAATGAAGATGATGGAGTAAATGAAGATGATGGAGTAAATGAAGATAAAGAAATACAAGTAAAAAATGAAATAACATTACCAAAATACGTTTCTCTCAAAAATCATGAAAAAGATTTTAATAAATATTATTTAATTTATGATAAAAAAACAAACTCCAAAAGAATTAGTTTAAGATCATTGTTTAGTAAAGATAATCCAATAAATATTAATATATCACTATTTCTCTCAAAAGTAGAAGAAAAAATCTTTGAAATTAATAATACTAATAATATTGGAGATTAATCTTCTCTATTAATTTCAATAATTAAATCTGTTCCACAAATATCAGGCTTACTACAAGTAATGCTTTTAAATTGTTCTTTAAAATTTTCAATAGTTGTAGTATTTATTATTGGCGCATCTTGTAATAATTTTTCATATTCTTTAAATGAAGTATTTACAAATTCAGAAACAGGTATTCTATCAATGTGATTAAGTGCTAACTGTAATTTAATAGAACGATAAAAATTACCATACAATCTTGAAGATAATTTATGTTCGCTTGCTTTTTCATCTGCATTATAAAATTGTTTTAATGATTGCATTAATGATGATACTAAACCAAGAAAACCTACTAAATACATAATACTTTCATAATAATTAGATGAAGTAGATGATAATGATAACGAAGATGATAATGTAGTAATTAAAATACTTGCTATTGAAATTATATTACTTTTTTTACGCCAATATTTTCTATCTTTTGAATGCATTATTGAGAGACCAGCACTTTTCTCTCCCCAACATTTTAATAAATCTTCAATTGAATCATTCCACTCTTTAATAGTAAGATTATTTTTATTATTTTCTTGAGTTTCTTGAGTTTCTATGTTTTTATTGGTTTTATTATTCTCTCTTTTAAAATTAAAATTTTTTGTTTTTTTTAAGTCAGGACTATTGTTCTCTATTTTCAATAAATTTTCAGTCAATTCATTATTTGAACTATTATAATCCATAATATATATTATATTTAAAATATTAATAATGTTTTAAATATATTTTATAGAAACAAATTTTTTAACAATTAAAAATAAACAATAACAATAAAAATAAAAATTAAAAAATTGATATAAAAATTTATTATTATAACTTAATACATATTATAATTATTATGGAAGGTGAAAATATTGTTATGCCAACTATTATTCAGGAAGTTGTTGCTATTTTGGATCGTTCTGGTTCTATGAATGGTAAAGAAGAAGATACATTGGGCGGTATTAATGCTGCATTTGAACAACTAAAAACTGAACAAGAAGCAAATACGACTATTAAAGTTTCTGTAAAACTTTTTGACCACGAAGAACAACTATTATTTCGTTCTATTGATTTAAAAGATGTTCGTCCTATTGAACCGCGTCAATATATTCCACGAGGCACAACAGCATTATTAGATGCGCTTGGTAATAGTCTGCAATATTTTATGACAAAAAAACTTCAAGATTCAAGTACATATGGTTCATGTGTTATTTATGTGGTGACAGATGGTATTGAAAATTCAAGTAAAACTTATAATGCAGAAAAAATTAAATCACTGATTGCTGAAGCAGAAAAAGATTATAATATTAAAATTATCTATTTAGCAGCAAATCAAGATGCAATTTTAGAAGCATCTAAATATGGTATTTCTACTGATAGTGCATTAAATTATAGTGAAAATTCGCAAAATGTAGAATCTGCACATCGTTCGCTGGCTTCTGCAGTAAAGCGCGTAAGAACAGGTGAATATAGTAGATTTACTAATCTTGAAAGAAGTGCTTCACAAGCACCCGAACCACCTCGTATTATGCGTCAAAGATATTAAATTTATAAAATAACAATAAAAATAAAAATAAGTAAAATTTAAAGTTTAGGGGGTTCTAAAAAAAATTGATTAGATTTTTTTTATATATTTTTAATTGTGTAAGACAAAGACAAAGACAAAGACAAATTATGAGCAAAATTGTTGCAACATCTTATTCAACATTTTCTAAAAATGTCCAATGGGAGCAAAATATTTTGTTTCATGATTGGTCGTTAAATCCACATCTTTTCACTATTAAGATTAGTAGAAATGCTACATTGAGGGAAATGATGTTTAAAATTGAAAACCTATTGAGGTCACACAGATATATTTTGAAATTGTGTTTTGGTCAAGATATTGCGGATAATATTTGCAGATTTCTTCCATTGCATCCTATTGTAATGTCACAAAACAATTTTTATACATATACAGAGTTATTTGATGCCGAATACAAACAAGTATATAGAAAAAGGACTGTTTTGTCAAATAACACTCGTTTATATGAAGTTATTCGTGATCATCGCCATCATTCCAAAGAACTTACTTTGCGATTGAGAGCAAAGGCTTATTATAAATAGTTGAAGAGTAAAAATTTGTTTCTCAACTATATATATATATATATATAGATTGATAAGTTATAAGTTATAAGTATATTTTTAATTTTACATAACAAAATTTTTGTAAAATTAAAAATATGTTCTTCTATTATAATGTTATTAAATAGATGTAAATTTATAAATGCTTTAGCTAGTATTGAAATAAATGATTCAAATAAAAAAAGAAGTTGGGATACTTTTTATAAAAATAATACTTGCAATTATTGGAATAATTTAATATGGAAAAAAATATTAGAAAGCGACTTTATAAATGGCACAGAAATAGATAAATATGAATTTTTTGATTTTTGTGGATATTATTGTAATAAAGAAAAAAGTGAAGCATTATTTAATAGAATAAATCAACGTTCGCGTTCAATCAATTTTTTAGAATTTGAAGATTTTCTAGAAATTATAGATTTTAAAGATTATAATAAAATAATGAATTCATTAGAAAATAATGAAAAATTAAAAAATATAGATGAATCAAGTGAAGAATTAAAAAAAGATAGTGAAGAGGAAATAATAAATACTCAAAATCAAAATCAACTTCAAAATACTATTACAAATGAAGCCACTTTATTTGATTTAGAATTAGAAAAAATATATAATAAACAAAACTTTACAAAAATTATAATTAATGGAGTTTTTTCCCCCCACGATTCTCGCGATTGGTTGTATGATAATTATTTAAATCAAACTAATTATAGCTTGCCAATTATATTAGACTATAGAACTAATCTTCTTCCAGTACGTAATCAAGGCAATCAAGGTTCTTGTTTCGCAATGAGTGTTGCTTGTATGAAAGAATACCAAGAAAAACAAGATTATGGTTTAAATGAATATTTATCACCACAATTTTTTTATAATATTCGTGGAAACTTATATGATAATAATAAACAAAACGAGGAAGGAATGTATGGAAGAAATGTAATGAAATTATTAATGAAATATGGTATATGTAGTGAAAACTTATATTCATATGGAAGAATTCAATATAAAGATAAAATTCCAGAATCTTGTTTTAAAGAAGCAGAAAATCATAAAATAAAAGGTTACGGAAGAGTATTAAGTATTGAAGCATTAAAATATAGTTTAAAATACAATGGTCTTTGTTTAATAGTTTTTCCGATTTATAATTATGGACCTGAAATGTGGATTAAAAATGAAAACGACAAGTTTTTAGGAGGTCATGCTATGACAATTGTTGGTTACTTAGAAAAATGTTTTATTATAAGAAATAGTTGGGGACCAGATTGGGGTGATAATGGTTATAGTTATTATTTTTTTAGTGATTGGGGTGCCCACTGGGAAATTTGGACAACTATTGATATTAGTGGTAGTAAAAAATTAAAATTTGCTTCACCACAACCATCACCACTTGTTAATCCTAATAGACCATCTACTCCAATTCCTATACCTATACCGATAGTTAATACTAATAAATTTTTAGATTTAAAAGATGTAATTTTGAGAGATAGCGATGAACCCTATATTAAGCCACCATCAACGCCTAGCTCAGAAAAAGAAGAGCAATCAGAAAGAGATAAAGATTTAGATGATTTAGAATTGGACCTAGACCTAGAAATTTTGGAAGAGTCAGAAAATTCAGAAGATTCTAACTATAATTTACAACCATCTCCCAAACCAATCAACCATATTTTAAAAATATTTGAAGAATTATTTAAAAATCTTAAAAATCTTTTTTTTTAATAATTATTATGTAATTTTAATAAGTATGATTTATTAAAATTACATTGGGTGGGGTTCGAACCCACGAGGCTTTCGCCATACGAACTTGAGTCGTACCCCTTAGACCACTCGGGCACCAATGCAAATAAAAAAATGAATAGAAATTTACTTTTTCTACTATATATATGTATTAAAATTTGTTTATATTATTTTATTAAATATTATTTTTATTAAATATTTATTTAATAATATATTAAAAATAATTATAGAAAAATGGGACACTTAAAGTTGATATTATTGATGTAGTATATAGATTTCTTACCGTGCTATTTGAAAATTTAACATATATTAAACTTAAATCCATTGACCCATATGTTGAAATATAAACCCAGGTAAATTGGATTAATAATGCAATCAAAGCATGTTTATCAGTTAATATTATTAAAGGAGGTTTATAATAAATATATATACATGGTAAAGTATGTAAAATAAAATTTCCACTATGAAATTCAATAAAATTACAATTTATTTTTTTTCTTATTCTTATAAATGCGTTATTATCATAAATAATTCCACTATGAAATGTCACAAAAATTGACCAAGTCCAACAATAATTTATACAATAAAATGTTGCAAAATTATTATAATAAATATTATATAAAAGACAAGCAATATTCCAATGTGTAAAACTGTTTAATTTTATATTTTTATTACAAATCTTTACCATATTATTATAATAATAAAATTTATAATATTTAATAATTATAAAAATTGATATATTTTTAAATAATATTAAAAATATATTAATAGTAACTAAATAGAAGAAATGACATCAATTAAGAAGCCGATTATTATTTCGTTTGATGGTAATATTGGTTCAGGTAAATCAAGTGCTGTACAATATTTTAAACAAAATTTTGAGAAGTTTTGCAATCTTAAAACTCATCATTACAAAGTTTGCTTTTTAGACGAACCCGTAGAACAATGGGAATTTATTATTGATGTAGAAGATGGTAAAAATGCTATTCAAAAATTCTATGAAAATAATGAAAAATATGCATTTCCGTTTCAAATGATGGCTTATATTAGTAGGTTAAGTCTTTTTAAACAAGCATTAAAAGAAGATTATGATATTATTTTCACAGAAAGATCTATGTTTACCGACAAACATGTATTTGCACAAATGCTTTATGATAATAAGAAAATGAATACTATTGAATATCAAATTTATCTAAAATGGTTTGATGAATTTTTAGAAACCATTAATAATATTAAAACAGTTTATATTCGCACTAGTCCTGAAATTTGTGAAAAAAGAGTATTAAAACGTGCGCGTCTTGGAGAAAATATCCCATTAGAATATTTGAAAGATTGTCATCATTATCATGATAGATGGTTAAACGACATTGGTAGAATTGAAAAAGGCAATGTTTTAATTATTGATGGAAACGAAGAAACAAATACTAGTGTATTTATAGAAAATAATTATTACGAAGAGTTAATGGATAAAGTTTATAAATTTATGTAGTAAGGAAACCTAGATTTCCTTATGTTCCTTCCTATTAAATATTTTTTTTATTTTTTTTATTTTTTTTATTTTTTTATCTAAAATATATTTTAAAATAATTTAAAAAATTATTAGTAATTTAAAATATAATTATATGGATTCGGGCATTGAAAATGTTGATACACAAAAAGATGTCAATGTTGAAACTTATGCGTTTCAGGCTGAAATTAATCAATTAATGTCTCTTATTATTAATACGTTTTATTCTAATAAAGAGATTTTTTTACGCGAATTAATTTCAAATTCTTCAGACGCATTAGATAAAATTCGTCATCAATCACTTACAGACCAAACCGTATTAGATACAAATAATGAATTATATATTCGTCTTATTCCAGATAAAACAACTAATACATTAACTATTGTAGATTCGGGTATTGGTATGACTAAAAATGATATGATTACAAATCTCGGTACTATTGCACAGTCAGGTACAAAAGGTTTTATGGAAGCAATGCAGGCAGGTAGTGATGTAAATATGATTGGCCAGTTTGGTGTAGGGTTTTATTCGGCATATTTAGCTGCAGACAGAGTCGTTGTTACATCTAAACATAACGACGATGAACAGTATATTTGGGAGTCAAGTGCCGGAGGTTCTTTTACAGTAAAAAAAGATGAAACAGGTGAAAGTCTTGGGCGCGGAACAAAGATTACTTGTTATTTAAAAGAAGACCAACTTGAATATTTACAAGAAGGTCGTCTAAAAGAACTTGTTAAAAAACATTCTGAATTTATTAACTATCCAATTAATCTTTATGTAGAAAAAACTACTACAAAAGAAGTAGAAGATGAGGAAGAAGATGCTTGTGAAAAATGCGACGATGTTAAAGAAGATAATGATGAACCTAAAATTGAAGATGTAGAAGAAGATGAAGAAGAAAAAGCAAAAGCAGAATCAAAATCAAAACCCAAGAAAACAGTAACAGAAGTACACCATGAATTTGAATTACTAAACAAACAAAAACCAATTTGGACTAAAAAGCCAGAAGATGTAAGTAGTGAAGAATATGGTGCATTTTATAAATCTCTTTCTAATGATTGGGAAGATCATTTGGCAGTTAAACATTTTTCGGTAGAAGGTCAGTTAGAATTTACAAGTCTTTTATATGTTCCAAAGCGTGCTCCATTTGATTTATTTGAAAACAAATCTAAAAAACCAGGAAATATTAAACTTTACGTGCGTCGTGTGTTTATTAGTGATACTTGTGAAGAACTTATTCCTGAATGGTTAGGTTTTGTAAAGGGAGTTGTAGATTCTGAAGATCTTCCACTAAATATTTCCCGCGAAATGTTACAGCAAAATAAAATTCTTAAAGTAATTAAAAAGAATCTTGTTAAAAAATGTATTGAATTATTTGGTGAAATTAAAGAAAATAAAGAAGACTTTGTCAAATTCCATGAACAATTTGGTAAAAATATTAAACTTGGAATTCATGAAGATTCTGCTAATCGTGAAAAACTATCTGATTTGCTTATGTTTTATTCTACTAAATCAGGTGATGATATGGTAACATTTAAAGAATATATTGAAAATATGCCAGATGACCAAAAATCAATTTATTATATTACAGGCGAGAGTAAGAAAGCAGTAGAAAATTCTCCATTTATTGAAAAATGTAAAAAACGCAATTATGAAGTTCTTTATTTAACTGATCCTATCGATGAATATTGTGTTCAACAGTTAAAGGAATTTGATGGAAAATCTCTAGTATGTGTTACAAAAGAAGGACTTAAATTTGAAGAAAGCGAAGAAGAACAAAAATGCTGGGAACAACTAACAACTGATTACGAACCTTTTACAAAAAAAGTTAAAGAACTTCTTGGTACTAAAGTAGAAAAGGTAGTATTAAGTGAGCGCGTCGTAGATTCTCCATGTGTGCTTGTAACGGGTGAATTTGGTTGGTCTGCAAATATGGAACGCATTATGAAAGCACAAACACTTAGGGATAGTACAATGACTTCTTATATGATGCCAAAGAAGACAATGGAAATTAATCCATCGCACCCTATTATTAAAGAACTTAAACAGCGATTTATTAAAGATGCGGGTGATAGTATGTTAAAAGATATTGTAAATTTAATGTTTGAATCTTCAATGATTAATTGTGGGTTTAGTCTTGAAGAACCATCTATTTTTGTAAATCGTATTAATAATATGATTAAAATGGGGCTTTCTTTAGACGATGACGATGGCGATGATAGCGAGGACGATGAACCAAATGCAAAAGTAAATATTAGTGATGAAACTTTAGATCCAGAAACTATTAAAGCCGAAGTATTAGAATCTTTAAAAACGGATAAAAGTGATGATGAAGATATTGAAGAATCAAAAATGGAAGAAGTGGATTAATATGGGGAAATCACCCCATACGCGATTTTTATAGGTTTCCTTATGAACCTTCATAATTTTAATAATTATAATATTTTTTAATATATAATGAAAACTAAAAAATATTATAAAAAAAGAAAGAAAGAAAAAAAGAGAGAAAATAATAATACTAAAAAAAAGAAAGAAAATAATAAAGATAAAATGTTTCATTTTTATGATGATCACGAAGGTTATTTGACAGGAATTAAATTTAGTAATGATGGTGAAACTATAGAAAATATTATGTGTACAAATAATATAATATGTCATAAATTAACCCCGACATATAATAACAATGTAAATGAAAAAGTTTCAATAAAATTTTTAAAATCTTATTTAAAAAAAATAAAATCAAACCCGATTAAAAATTTTATAAGTTATAGACAAGAGCAATTAACAAGTAATAATGGTGAAAATAATGTATTTTTTGATCCAAATTGTGGATTAAATGATAAGGATTTTCATTTTTTAAAAGACCCAAATTTAAAAAATATTATTGTTGGTTTTGATATGGATAGTACACTACATCAAACTGAGTATTTTTTAAATGTGCCATTACATATATTAATAAAAAAACTTTCTATTTTAACAAAATCTAAAATAACAATAAATGATATAGGAGAATATTATTTTGGAGGAATTGTTAGATTAAATAAAATAAAGGAAGTATTTCAAAATTTAAATAAAACAATAGGAATGCAAAATGTTTATGTTATCACTGCAAATCCAAGTTCTTTGCTTAAAGAAATATTACCAAAATTATATAGTAAATTATTTGATGTAAAATTCAAAAAAGAAAATGTAAAAGTAGCAATTAAAAATCAATTAACAAAATATAATATAATATTAGATATTATGAAGAATTAAAATGAAACCCAGATTTCCTTTAATTAAGATTGACTCATAAATCCACCATCAAATAGAATTTTCTCTATTGTATAATATGTAGCATTTGTAACTTCATAAATATGGTTTGTATATGCATTATAAACTTTATATTTATAATCTACAATTTTAAAATTCATCAATATTAAATTGTCTGTTAAATGGTGTGAATTTCTTATAAATTTGTGTGATAATACTTGTGAATATTTTGCATAAAGTTTATAAATATGAATTATATATGACCTATTATTGGTTACATATTCAAAATATTTAAAACGTGTAAAATCATCCTCATCGTATGCCTCAAAAATGTCACAACTAAATTTTTTTAATTTATTAATCATTATAGCTTCGATACTTTTCAATCTTTTTTTATGATAATAATCTTGTCTAACATTGTGTAAAATTATATATTGAATATCATCTGGTAATTTTGCATAAATATTATTTATTGTTTTTCGTTGTTTATAGCTGCGATAATATGCTTGAATAATAATAGCATATTTTATAAAATAATTTATTAATAATACATTGTGCGAATTATTATGAAACCAGCAAAAATATTTATTATTATATTTGTATAATGTTTTATGTTTATTTTTACAAGTTTTTCCATTTATATTTTTACATTGGCATCTTTTTGGCTTATTAAATGTTGTTCCAATTATAGTATTATTCATTATTACTATAATATTTATTTAATAATAAATTTTCAATTTTAAAAATATATAATAATATATTACAGGCAATAATGTATGCAAATTGTAACATAATAAACCCAAAAAATAGACATTTATTTACTTTTATTATGTTACACCCAATGCAATGTGATTCAAATTATTTCAATGATTTTTTAGAATATTTTGAGAGAATAAATAAAGCAAAATATTTATATGATTCTATTAAATTTATATTTCCTGAATCGCCAATTATGGATATAGATTATCCAAAAGATAAACAATATAATGTAAAATCTTGGTATAATTATTATACTTGTTATGATAATTTAAATAAAATAGATAAAATAAATGCGCAAGATTTTGAGAGAAGCAGTGAAAGAATAATAAATATTATTTATAATGAAGCATTTATATTAAATAAATTCAAATCTATTTATTTAGTTGGTGTTTCACAAGGAGGAACATTATTATTTAATATTTTGAATAAATTACCACGTTCAGTTGGTGGTATATATTGTATTAAAACAATATATATGGATAAATATATAAAATTAAAAAATAATAAAAAAACTCCATTGTTTGTTTTTTGTGGAGCGAGAGACAGAATATACAATTATAAATTTCAAAAATTGTGTTATGAAAAATTAAAAAAAAGAAAATATAATATAAATTATACTGTTATAAATGATTTAGACCACTATAGTATTAGCAATTATGAACATAAATTTATAATACATAATTTTATAAATAATTTATATGATAATAAATTATAAATTATAATACATAATTTTATAAAATTATAGATTTTTTAACAAATTTAGAAAATAATTATGAGAGAATCTATAATTTTAATATTTAACTATTATAAATGGTAACTTGCAATAAATTAATTAGTAAATATAATTTAAATAAAGATAATATTAAAAAATGGTTAATTGCTAATCACCCTGATAAAAAAGACCACCCAAATAAAGATAAAAATGTAACCAAAGATGAATATAATACTATTATTGAATGTTATAAAGAAAATAAAATCAATAAAACTTTAAAAAATGAAATAAAGAAGGAAATGCAAGTTACTAAAAAAAATCGTGCAAAAATTTTTAGTTGTATGCGTAAAACAGCAAATTTCGGTAAAATATTGAATCATCATAAATTTGATAAAAAATCTTTTAACGAAAAACAATTTTTAGATGATGTAGCAGAAGCATCACCAAAAATCATACAATTAATGAAAAATATTGAAAATTTAGACGCATTGGATCAAAAAAATCACGGAAAAAAATTTAAACATTTCATTTTTTCTGATGTAAAAGAAGGAGGGTATGGTGCTAAAATATTAGCATCCGCTTTTATGGCAGCTGGTTTTCATAATGTTGTTAAAGCCAAAAAACTACCTAAAGTACAAAAATTACAATTATATATTGATTCTAAAGATGGAACAGATAAAAATTTTGGATTATTATGTTCAAATGCAATATATGGTTCTACATTTAACGAAAAAGTAAAAAAAGAATTATTAACATTATTTAATAGTCGACCAAATAACATTTTTGGAAAAAAAATAAGGTTTATAATATTTGATAGCGGATTTAAAGAAGGTATTGATCTCTTTGATGTTAAATATGTTCATATATTTGAACCATCCATGACTATTGCAGATTTAAAACAAACAGTTGGTCGTGCTACTCGCACATGTGGACAAAAAGGATTAGAATTTCAAGATGGAAAGGGGTGGCCGCTTTATGTATATAATTATTATTTAACAGTTCCAGATATTACGACCGATACTTTTGCATCTACTAAATTTTTAACATATAATATAACAGTTCCAAAGAATGATGAAAAAGATGAAGATATTCTAATATTTAGAGATATTGAAAAATTAAATGATGCAACTATGCTTTATAGTGAATTTGACAAAGCAATGAATAATTTAAGTAAACAATTATTTGAATTAGCAGGAAAATTATCAGTTGATTTTTCTTTGACAAAAAATATGCATAATATAGACGATTTAAATGAACAATATATGGAAAAAGATTTTTATTTAACAGGCGGTTCAAAAGATGTTTTTAAAAAATTAAATAAAAGTTCTAAATATTTTAAAATAGATTTTATTAATTGCAAAGGTAAATGCGGAAACAGAACAAGTAATGATGTTCCTGTAAGCCTTGATTTTATGAAACGCGTATATAAAAAATACGGACATCCAAATAAATATTTACCAAAAACTAATCAACGCAAAGCATTGTGCGAATATATGGTTTCAAATGAAAATTATTGCAGACAATTAAATAATGAATGGTCTTTGCGTTATGCATATGTTCCCGAAATTATTGAAAAAAAAACAAAAAAAAATATAAAAGACGACCTTGATGATTTAGATTTAGATGGTGGAGATGAAGAACCAATTGATACAGATTATGATTCACTCGATTACGAAGGAAAAAAAGAACCATCTTTAAAGACACCAGTTACAAATGAAATGATACCAAATACTAAATTAAGTTTTGTTGCAATGAGAAATTTTATTAAAACAAAATATAATTCAAAAGATTATATTTGGGAACCATTAAGTATTGAAAATAAATGTGTTCCAACACCAGGAGAGAAACCACCTTTATCACACGAAATTGAACTTAATCCAACACAGAAATTTATTACTAACTATTTTTGCCCTCAATCTCCATATAAAGGATTGTTATTATGGCATTCAGTTGGGACCGGAAAAACTTGTACAGGGGTTGCAACAGCATCAATGAGTTTTGAAAAAGAGGGTTATAGTATATTATGGGTTACACGTACAACACTTAAAAGCGATGTATGGAAAAATATTTTTGATCAAATATGTCATGCAGTTTTAAAAGAAGAAGTTAAATTGGGCCTTACATTGCCAGAAAATTTAAGTAAACGCAAAAAGCGTTTGAGTAATAATTGGTTGGAGCCAATATCATATAAACAATTTAGTAATTTATTATTAGGTAAAAATAAAAATTATGAAATTTTGAAAAAACGTAATGGTACAACAGATGTTTTAAATAAAACTCTTATTATCATTGATGAGGCGCATAAATTATATGGTGGCGATTTAAAAGCAATTGAAAGACCCGATACCAATGTTATGGAAAAACTAATAATGAATAGTTATAAAAAATCAGGAAAAGATTCTTGCAAATTATTATTAATGACAGCAACACCCATAACAAATAATCCATTGGAGTTATTTTCATTGACAAATTTATTTCTTACTAATGAATCCGAAAAAATAACTACAGACAAAGAAGAATTCAAAAAACAATATATGACATCGGCAAATATATTAAGTGAAAATGGTGTTAAAAATTTAGCAAACAAATTATCTGGTTATATTAGTTATTTAAATCGTGAAAAAGATCCCACACAATTTGCACAACCAATTATGATAAATGTTCCAGTATTAATGACTCATATAGATGATGACAAAGTAAGACAATTTATATATTTAAAGAAACAATTGGAAAAAGTAGACCAAAGTGTTTTAGAACAAATCAAAATATTAAAAGATAAAATAAAAGAATTAAGAAAAGAATATAAAGAAAAGAAAGCTAAGGCAAAAGAATATAAAAAAACAAAAAAGAATAAGCCTGAAATAGATGATGTAGATGAAGAAGTAGACAAATTAAAAGAATTAATTGATAAATTAGCAGATGAATTAAAAGAAGCAAATGAAAATAAAGGAGTTACAAGTGACACTACAAAATTAATGAAAGAAAAATTAAGAAGAATTAAAAATTCATTAATACAAGAATATATATTATTTACTAAATGTAAAAATTTTAAATATATTGACTCCATACCACATAACGTAACTAAAAAAATGTTAAAACTTGTAAGTAATAAAAGTTCTTCTAATTCTCTTGATTCTTCATATGTAAGTTCAAACAAAACTTCATTATCTGAAACATATAATCCAAAAACAAAAACAAAAAAACCACAAACTAAAAAATACTAGTTATTAAATAATTTACTAAATAGATTTAAAAATTTATAATATTTATTAATTAACTATTAAATATTATAATGTTTTTGCTACAATTTGATGCTTGTAATCGCGATGTATTGGGATTAGCTTCTATAGGGTTCGTTTTATATTATGATTCAACCGTAGTTGCTAAACAATATTCAATGTTAAACGAAGCTTATGATAGCAATTATGCAGAATATAAAGCATTAATAAGTGCCTTAAAATATGCTTCCAAATTAGAAATTAAAGATTTATATGTTGAAGGAGATGCTAAAATTGTAATAGACCAAATTAATAATAATTGTAATATTAAATATGAACGCGTTAAACCATTACATAAAGAAGTTAATAATTTAAAATCAAATTTTGATTTTATTAATTTTGAACATATTTATAGAAAATATAATACTTATGCGGATTCTCTCGCAAATCAAGCACTAATTGAACATTTTCTTAAATAAAATAATATTTTTTTAATTAATTATTAAAAATATTATGTTATTAGTTTTAAAAAAGATCTAATGTTTTTTGTATTCAGCTTTACATTGTTTACTTTTTAATGCATCTGGATATTTCATTCCTGTTTTTTTGCAGAAAGCTTTTACGTGCATTATCCATTTTGAAGGTGGTCTTTTTCCTTTTCTTGTTCCTTTTCTTGTTCCTTTTTTCATACCTTTTTTCATTTTTTTACCATCCTTTTTTGTTCTTCTGCTTCCTTTTCTGCGTTTTCCACCAACCAAAGAAAAATTTTCAGTTCCAGCGTATCCTTCTACTCCTCCTTCCTGTCTTGCTTCTACTTCTTGTATTAGTTCTGCTCCCATTATTATTTATAATATATAAATATATTTTAAATTTTTTTAAAATATTAAAATAGAATTAATAAATAATACATAAAACAAGGATTAAAAAATAATGCAAAATAATACTAAAATAAAAGATTCGTGGAAAACTTTATTTACTAAATATAACAATAAATATGAAACAAAAAATAAATCATTAAATAATATACTAGATTCTCTCAAAAATAGTGAATACAATATTTATCCTAAAGCAGAAAATATATTCAAATGTTTTGAATATTTTGAATATAACGAAACTAAAATAGTAATATTGGGACAAGACCCATATCATAGACCAAATCAAGCAATTGGTCTATGTTTTGGAATAAACGAAAATGTCGTTATACCCCCATCTCTCAAAAATATTATTAAAGAACTTAAAAATGATCTAAATATTTCTTTAACTAATAATAGTTTAGAAAATTGGGCACAACAAAATATTTTGATGCTTAATGCTTCATTAACTGTGATTGAAAAAAAACCCAATAGTCAAGCAACTTTATGGTCTGATTTTACAGATTTTATTATTGACGAATTAAATAATAACGAAGAACCTATTATTTTTGTAGCTTGGGGTGCATTTGCACATAATAAATTAAAAAATATTGATACTTCTAAACATAGTTTAATTGTCTCATCTCATCCGTCGCCATTAAGTGTTTATAAAAAATATAAAACTTTTCCTGCATTTCAAAATTCAAAACCATTTTCACAAATTAATGAAATATTACAAAAAAATAAAAAAACTTTAATAAATTTTTAAATTTTGAGAGAAACAAGAATTATTACTTCAAAAAGTGTTAAATAAAAAATATATATTAAAATAAAACCAATATATATTTTTAATTTATACTCTAAAACATTATTAGAGTATTAAAACTTCTTTACCAGTGGAAACGCGTCGTGAATTTCGCATTGTTCCAAATCTCAAAGTTAATTCCACTCAAATGTTCGCGCATGCCAGTCATTTCATCAACTGGCAAGAACTTGTTTTCGTCCTTGTTCAAGATGACTTCTTTCAGCCAAAGCCTCTGGACATCCTTGGGGAATCCAAGACCTTCGCAGTTTGCCTTGAAATCATCCTTTTCAAAGTTCATGAACTTTTCCTTGGAACCCCTCTGAGCAGCACTCATGATTGACCGCTTGATCTTTGCATGGTACTTCTTAGTCAGGAAGTCAAACAGTTCATCTTTCCGCTTGTCAGACTTCTCCTTCAATTCAACCTTGGAAGTCTCGAGTGCCTTGAACTGAACCGCAAGAATCTGCTCAGCAAAAGTCGCCATTGTTATGTAGATGTTGTTTATGTGTGTTTGTGTGATATCTTGATAAAAGTTAAAAAAATTTCTATTCAATTTTTTAGAGAACCCCCAAACTTTGAAATTTTAATAAAAAAAAAAATTGAACAATTATTAAATTTGTTATTATTATTATTAATTAAAAAATTTATTAATAATAATATATAGATGAGTTTTTATGCGGTAGCAAAAGGGCATAATATCGGCATCTATTATTTTTGGAATGATTGTAAAGAACAAGTAATAGGTTATAAAGGAGCAATTTATAAAAAATTTTCAACCGAACCAGAAGCAGAGGAGTATATATTAAATATTAATTCTGTAAGCACTGAATTTTTTGAAAATATTTATAGTAAATTTGATGATTCCAAAGTAGATTATTTTGTTTATACTGATGGTTCTTGTTATAATAATGGTAAAATAAATGCAATTAGTGGAGTCGGAATATTTTTTGAAGAAAATAATAATAAAAATGTATCAAAAGTTATTAGCACATTAGATTTTAATCATACAAATAATAGTGCAGAATTATTAGCTATTTTAGAAGCTTATGAATTAATAAAAAATGATTTAATTAATAAAAAAATATGTATTGTTACAGATTCTGATTATAGTATAAAATGTGCAACAAGTTATGGTGAAAAATGTGCAAAACAACATTGGAATAAAAATATTCCAAACAAAAATCTTGTCAAAAATTTATACGAAATCTATAAATCTAATCATAATTTAAAACTTAAACATGTTAAAGCACATACAAATGCACAAGACATACATTCCTTGGGGAATAAAGAAGCAGATAAATTGGCTTATAATGCAGTTAAAGAATATAAGAAATTATAATTATAATCATAAATATGATTTTTAAATTATCTCGTCTATTAAACCATAATCTAGTGCTTGAGTTGAATTCATCCATAAATCATGATAAAAAAAATATTCTAATAATTGTTCATCCATGCTTGTGTTTTCTAAATAAATATCTTTTACTACATTCATAAATGTATCTACATTGGCATTTAAATCTTTTATATCTGTTAATGAACTTACTTCTTGTTCTTGTAATTTTACTCCATGAATCATCGCCAAAGAATGTTTATACATAAAACGCTGTGTCCCCGCAACAGATAACAATGTGGCTGCTGAAGCGGCATAACCTCTAATATATGTATATACTGGAATTCCTAAATTCTTAATTTCATCTACAACTGCTAAAGTTGGTAATAATGAACCACCTGGACTTTGTATAAATAAATTAATATATGGAGGATATTTATCGTTACTTAATGCTTGATTTCTGTGATGCATTAAAGCCTCTGTTAATTTAAAACAAGTTTCATCATTTAATCCTCCTGTAAAATATATATTATTATTTACGCGATTATTATTATTTCTTTGCAATATTTTTAATGATTCATAATTAATATTATTGCCATTATTATCTTCATTATTGTGGTCATTTCCATCATTCAATAATATTATTTTTTTATTGTTAGCATTGGCATTTAAATTAATCAATCCGTTTGATGCTAAAGTATTCGTTAAAAATATTCTTCTATTCAATAAATTGTTAATATTGAAACATTCTACGTTTTTAAATGAAGATACCAAAGCAATGATATAGATAATATGTTTAAATCCGAAAAACATATTATATATTTTTAAAGATAATAAATTTTAAAAAATTTTAATAAAAGAAATTTTAATAAAAAAATTTTAATAAAAGAAAATTACTCACATTTTATTGTTTTGTTTGAATAAATAATACTATTAGAGTTGGCCTTATTTTTTCTATTATTTAAAATACGAAAATAACTTTCTAAAGTTAAAAAACTAAATAATGAACCATTTAAAAATAATAAAAAATTTAAGTATAATGTTAAAATTAAATTGTCTTTTAATATATTTGAATTATAATTAATATAATTTATTGTTACACCAAACAAGCATAACGGATATCTAAAATAAATATACAAATAACTATTTATTTTCTTTTGTGTTATTAAAGTAATTTTCTCATTTTTATATAAACTCAAAGTTCCATATTCAAGTATTCCAGGAATTCCAGAACAAGCAATATAAGCCATCACATATTGATTTGTTTCCAAATAAAGAAAACACGGAAGAACCCCACATAAAACAAATAAAATATGATGAAAATAGTCGTAATATGTTAAATTTTTAAAACTAATTATATGATATAAATGTAACGCAATAATATAAAAACTAGAATTATAACTTTTGATTAATGGTGATAATTTTAAATATGGATTATTATTAACGTCCCCAATGTGTCTTGTTGCTATATTTAAAAATTCAGGATAAATATTTACACTAATAATTAAATTTATTAAAGAATGCAATTGAAACCATCGCGAAATTTTACCAAAACATATAACAAGACAACGATCACAACAAAATATAATAAATAAAATATATAAAAAATTATAACTATTGTAATAAGAAACTTTATAATTATCAAAGGTTTCAATTAATGTAATATTAGAAGTATAGTTGTTATAAACAACATCATAATATGATGAATCATTATAAACATAACTCAAATAACTTTCAAAATATATTTTATTAATATGAAAACCATTTGTTGCTTCGCAAAATATTTTATCTATAGAATTTAATATAATAGTGCAGTTCATTATAAATATTTATTTTTAATAAATTTAACAAGTAATATTTATATTAGTTTTTAAAATTTATTAAAAATATTTTATAACGAATATAAAATATTTTTAATAAATTTTAAAAACTATTCCAAACCACTATTATCTTCTAATGAGGTCATCATACTTGCTGATACATTATTTAATAAAGATTCATTATTTAGTATTATTATGCAATCTTTTAACTTATTTATTATTAATGTTAATTTTGCTACAATAATAGAATCGTCAGTATATGTTTCTTGAAGATTTTTTAAACCATTATTAGCACACATAATTGCATTCTTTAAATTATTACGTATATCATCATGTGATGAATTTACTATAAATTTTGTATATTTTTCTATTTTATCAACTAATTCTTCTAAATATTTAATTGAATTTTCTCTATTATAACCATTATATTTTCTTTTTATATTTGAAAAGAAAGAATTAGCATCAACAGATAATGACGTGTTTCCAGGTAATAAATTAACAGCTAGTTTATCGTTCGGATTGAGTTGTTTTAATACTTCTAAATCCAAAAGGATAGTGTCAATATCCATAAAATAAAAAAATATAATAAAATATAAAGTATTATTTTTAATTTAAAACCAAATATTATTTATTTCAAAACCAAATATTATTTATTTCAAAACCAAATATTATTTATTTCAAACCTAGTGCTTCTAGTTTTATTTTTAATACATTTAAACTATTTTTATGTTCATGATAATGCTGTAATATTTTATTTTGCCGTATGTTGTTCCAACATATATTGCATTCAATACACGCATGCTTTTCGCTATAATGCTGTCCTTCAATTATTTCTCGTCTTCCATAAAATCCACAATATTTACATCTTGTATATGCCTTTGCACACGCAGGATACTTATCACTTGGGGTTATATTACCATTTAAATGCCTACGCAATTCTGCAGTTGTACAACATGACACATCACATCCTTCATTTGGACACTTAGATGGTCCTAGTAAATTACGCACCATATCCAACTGTGTTGTATGACAATAATAATTTGTGACATATTTATTACATATATCAATAGTACATCCACATCCATTGTATGATTTTTTTGAATATCCGCTTCGGTTATTAATTGATTTATTTAATTCATAATAGGTACGTACACAACTTAAACACCCGGGTGACATGCTTTTTGCGTTTTCACAACATACAGGATGAACAGGTAAAGTAGCAATATCCTGACAAATACTACAAGTCAATGCTTCTTTTAAATTGTCAATGCTCGTCATAATTAAATATTATATATTATCTTATGTTATGTAATGTTGTTCTCAGTTTTTATTAATTTAAAATTATTAAAATTATTAAATTTTTTTATCAATTTTTTTTATCAATTTTTTTTGCATAATTTTCTAAAATAAGTAATTGTTGTTTATCATTTACTCCACTAATCTCGAGAATATTTTCTACAATTTGATAGTTAATTGGAATATAATTTTTTACAAATAATTCAAATAGCTGTGTTAAATAATATTCATTTTGTTTATTATTGTTATCTATTTTATCAATATATTGTAGTAAAACTTTTATATTAAAACTATAAATACCACCATTAATAAATTTTATTTGTTTCTCTTCTTCAGTACAATCTTTCTCTTCAACAATTTTACTTATTTTATTATTTTCTATTACTATTCGTCCATAACCACATGGGTCATCTATATTTGCAATTAATATATTACAAAATTCTGTATCATTTAATAAATTATTAATGCTTTCAACGCTTATTAATGGAACATCGCCCGATAAAATACAAACATTATATATGTAACTTGGCATTTTTTCTAAAAATTTTTTACAACATAATATAGCGTGTCCAGTACCCAATGGTTCATTTTGCATAATAAAAGAAATTTTTGAAGCTATAACATTGCTATCTAGATATTGTTCTAATGTTTCTTTAATAACAGCATAATATTTTCCAACTATTATACCTATTTTATGTATGTTCAATTTTAATGATGTTTCAATTATTTCAACAATCATCGGTTTATTATTAATTAAATGCAGAACTTTTGGAAGGTCAGAATTCATTCGTTTTCCTAATCCACCTGCCATTATTAATATTACTGAATTTTTATGATTATAATCAAATTGTTTATTGTCCATTTTATTAAATATAGTTATTTAATAAATTTGTTCGATTTACCTTTATATTTTAATATATCAATTATTTTGGTTGTTGTTGGGAATTCATCATCGCCATATATATCTTGTAATAAAAGCCATTCAAATAGCCCACCAATATAAATATATATATTTGTAAAACCTAGCTTATAAAGTTGATTAAATTTATCTATAACTTTAGTATCACAGCAATTTTCACCATAAATTAATATATTTATGGATTTATTATTTTTTAAATAATTATTTAATGCACTAATTTCTTCTTCGGGAGAGAGCGTATTTTTTATTAGGCAGTTTTGATTATTATTTTCTAATGTATTAATAATCATAAATTGACCACAAGTAATATTATTATTTATGATATTTTGAACTGATTCAAAATTTATTTTATTTATACTTTGACTATTTCCCATATTATTATTTAAATTATTAATTTAATATTATTAAGTTATTATTAATTTAATATTATTAAGTTATTATTAATTTAATATTAAGTTAATAATATTAAATTAATATTAATAGTAATAGTAATAATGAAAAAATGTATAATTGCTTTAATTTTATTATTGCTATTACAAGGTACTCAATATACTTATGGTAATTTTACAAATTATTATAATAATTTGACACACCTAGAAAAAAATATGATTAAATTTTACGCATCTAGTTACCCCAACAGTTTTGTAGTAGTTAATATGTTTATATAAGATAATTAAAATTAAAAGTAAGTAATCCAAATGTTGTATCTACTAATAAAATTATCCAAGCATTTTTATTTTTATAAAAAGCCATAATTGAGAAAATAAAATATAATAAAGAATGTATTAATCTATTATTATTCCACCAAACTCTATTTCCAAAAAAACCTGTTTTAAAATTAGAATTATTTATATAATTTTTTAAAAACATTACACTTATAATAAGTGTAATTAAACCATAATATGGTAAATAATTAATATTTATACTTTTAGCAATATAAACCATAAGTAATCTAGCAAACATACATCCAAAGAAAAAATATAAAATTATTTTTATTTTAGCCATAATTATAATTATGTATATAAAATTATTTTATTAATTATAATTATGTATATAAAATTATTTTATTAATTATAATTATGTATATAAAATTATTAAATAATGATTCCTGCTCCTATTCCAGTTAATGGAATAACAATTATTGTAGAAAAACAATTTATAAAATTTATAAAAAAAAATTGCGGTACAATCACATTCGCTTATGTATTTTTTTGTTCCGCATTTTTACCATTTACAAAAAAGTGTTGATTATGAGACACTTATAATAAAATAAAAATATTTTTATATGTTTTAAATAAATATTTTAACTTAAATTTACTGTTATTGATACTTCCTCTTTTTTAATTCCTTTAGATGCATTGCTGGACAATTCTTCGCGTTTTTTTCTTGTTTTACTATTAGTTGAAGTATTTGAAATATTAGAACATATTGAATCATTTGAACTACTTGAGCTATTACTATCTGTTGAACTTATTGAAAAATTTTTTGCTTTAGTAACACTGTTTCGTACATTCATATCTACATCTATTGCTTTATAATTTTCTGTAATATAAGTTATTACGTCATTTTCTAAAGCCCATTTAAAAAAATTGAGTTGTCCTATTGTTGTTTGAATAAATGTATCATTTTTGAAAGGTATTGTTATGCGCTCCCATCTACAAAATGGGTCAAAACGCTTTTTACTATATGCTTTTAATTTAAGTTTATAATCATTATACACTTTAAATCTGCTTTCGCCTGGAATGCTATAAACTGTGTAATATTTTTTGGAATAATTCGTAGCAAACCAATCTACTATTCGCAAAGATATTTTTGATTGCCCGTTGATAATTTCCAACATTTGTTCAAAATTATCGTCTTTATGATAAAATTGCATTAATTTATTTAATAATAGGTCATTTTGTGTATTATATTCCATTTTTTATTATGTAATCTTTAGTACATAGTTTTAAATTAAAATTTAATTATATAATATTATAAAATTTTAATATTTGTATATAATTATTTTATTAAAAATTTAAACACTAAACTAATAATATATATATATATTAGTATGATATTAAATGCAAAAGACTTAATATTGGATGAAAAATATTATAATCAAATATTAGATTTATATAGTATATTTACAAAATTTGATAAATTAATAATGACATTTAATAGATTAAAAAACATATTTGAAAATTTACCTGAAAATCATATTATTAAATTTTATTTAGATAAAGAAGATAATATTATTGCTGCAATTACAATAATAATTGAACAGAAGATTATACATAACGGACAATGTGTGTGTCATATTGAAGATTTTGTTGTAACAGAAAAAGAACAACATAAAGGAATTGGAGCATTACTTTTAGAACACGTTAGTCAAATAGCAAAACAAAATAATTGTTATAAAGTAATTTTAGATTGTCATCCATTATTAGAAAATTATTATATTAAAAAAGGATTTTCAAGAAAAGGAAATAATATGGGATTATATTTTTAATATTTTTTTAAATATATTATAATATTAATAATGCGTAAAATAACTATAAAAAAAACTATAAAAAAAACTATAGGAGGTTCATATTATCGTTCTAGGTCACACCATTCATCAAGTCGGTCTAGGTCGCATCAAGTATCTTCACGCTCTAGAAAACGTAAATCATCTTCTCGCTCTAGAAAACATAAATCATCTTCTAGCTCTAGAAAACGTAAATCATCATCTCGTTCAATATCCAATAAAATAAGAAAATTATTTTTAAGAAAAATTGTTGTTTACCAAAATGAACCAGCAGGTAGGCAATTAACAAATATAAAAAATATATTTCATGGTTCTTATAAATGTTATTCTATTAAAAAATCATTCGAAGGACGAGTTGTAGAAAAATGGTTAAATTGGTTGTTACCAATAAAACCTGATGTACAACAAAAATATAAAACAATAAATTGTCCTTATGGTGAATTTTTAATATGGACAATTTATCAAATATTAGATAATAACTTAGTAGAAAATTATAAAGGTGGTTATTTCTTTTTAAGAGAAATGTTTATCAGACTAGAAGAAAATGCTTATACTGGAATTTTTAAAGTAACAAAAGAATATGAAAAATTATATAATAAATTAAAAGCAACCAATGATTTAAAAAAAATATTTTATAATATATATCCAGAAAGAGAAAAACAATATGGTAAAAATCATATTACAATTAGTAATACAGCTATAGTAGCTTTGCTTGAATTATTATATGACAAAAAAAATTGATAAAAAAATAATTATATTATTATTTATTAAACCAAAAGTAATAATATAATTATTCAAATTATGGATATTGAGAACTGTGCCATTTGTATTCCATGTGCTCATACTGATACTGATAATATGGAAGAACTTTTGGATTCTATGGATTCTTGTAGTGTTAATAATCAACCACTTACTATTTACATTGCAAGTCTTTTAGAACGTTTGACAAAAGAAATGATTTTAACAAAAGTATATGATGAAGAAGCTTGTGGATATGTTTTAAATATTGTTCCTCCTTCTTGGTTTAATACTATTTCTGAATTTCATCAAAATATTTTGATTAAACTTATTGAACCAGTATTAAAGGAATATATTAAGTAAAATATTCAAATGTGTAATTGTTTTACTTGTAAAAAAAATTGATATAAAAAATATAATATTTTTTATTTATTAAAACTATAAAAATATAGTATTATAAAAATATTTATGGAACAAATCACAGCATCAACCAGAACTATTCATTCAGGTGTTATTGTATCTTCATTAACATTTGAAGAATATAAAAAATATATTCACTATATTGTAAATCGTATAATAACTGAAAAGTTATTTGTTATTGAAGAAAAGCGTCAAACTACTAAAATTGTATTTTCAATAAAATTAAAATATGTTGAGTGGTATTTAGAACTGGAAGATGATGTTAAATGCGATGTAGAAGATAATTTGAAAAGACATCTAATTACACAAATTAAATCAATGGAAGAATTGGAAGGAGTTAATCATACTATTGTTACTAGAGACAATACTAGTAATATTATACTCAATAATACAAATACTATTTTGGGAGAAAATCCTGACATTAAAAATAAGCGTCAGCGAGTTAATATTTAATTTATGCTAGAATCCGACTTTTTGATTTTGATTATATTATTTTCTAATTGTTTTGTAAATAAAAATTTGTCACTATTTTTTCTTCGTCGTTGAAGATTACATTTTAAACAACATACTATAGTATTTTCATTACTATGTTCATCATAATTATTTATTCTATCTAACGTCCATTGATCCTCGTCTCTCACCTTTTCAAAAAATAATTTCATATTTTTATTACAATAATAACATTTTAATTTACAACTCACTAATTTCTCTATTACATTATCTAAAGTGATCAAATTTGCATATTCGTGATAATCTTTTTTTATATCTTGTTGTTTATAACTATTTATTTTGGCTTTTAATTCGCTCAAAATAAAATTACGTTCTTCAAATTGTAAACCCATATATAGATTATTAATAGTTTTTACTTGTTCTTTGGGTTGTTTCATTGATAATACAAAATTGTTTGATGGGTCTAAACTGTTTTGTTTATTAAATTTTACTATTTTTTCTCGTACTTTATCGGCCTTTTCAGGTTTGTCATCTATTATTTTGTTATTTTTTTTACTTTCTATATTTATTGTTTTCATTTATATAACTAATTATATAAATTAAAATAGTATAAACTTAAAAACATATATAATATAATATGGCGACGTTAAATAAAGAAAAAGAAAAAGAAGAAATAGTTAATTTATTAATAAATGATAAACAATTTAAAACAGCTGAAGATTTTAAAAGCGAAAAAGAAACACTAAAAAACAAAAAATCAGATAGTTGCCAAGAATTGAAAAATTTAGCTTATAAAACAATGCTTTTAAATGGTAATGATATTTTACAAAAAAATGATAATATAGCGAACGATAGTAAAATAAATAGTTTTTTAGTTGATGAATCAAATGCAAATAAAGCAGAAACTTGGACTAAATTAAACAAAACTCAAAAATTGTTACGTTTAAATGCTTATGTTGAAAATGTTTTAACTGATAAATATGAACTAACTAATGAAGAGACAAAAACAACAAAATTATACCTACAAAGATGTATTGATCACAAAAACCTTTCAAAAGCAAAAGAAATTGTTTATAATAAAGAAGACAATTTTATTATAAATATACCATGTCTAATCTTTAATGACGATTCTCGTATATTTATCTTGAAAAAAGATGATAAACATATTTCTACTGTGAAATGTTTACCACAAGACAAAAGAGGTAAAGTTAAAACATTAAAAATTCATGATGAATAACAAATTTATTTAAATATTTAAATATTTAAATATTTTTTAAATTGATATTAAATATTATTTAATAATATGTATAATAATTAATATATTATTAAATTAGTATTATGAATTTGGAGTTTACAACAAATAGTTTACTTAATAAGTATAAATTAAATAAATATTTACAAGAAATCAAGTTTAAAAATTTAATATATGATCTGCTTGAAAATGTTATTAAACTAATGACAGAATATATTGAAGACAATGTTTTACAAATAATACATTATGATATTTATGATGATGTATGGGACTATGCTTATAATATCGTTTATGTTCAGTATATTGAAAATAAAATAATTGAAAACTTATATAAGTTAAGTGAAGAACAAAGTGTTAATCTTTTATATAAATGTGCCAGAATTGCAAATATTTTAGTTTTTAAATATTTTATACCTAAAAGATCATATATAAAAAGTTATATTAGAAAAAATCATAATAATGAAAGTTATAATCTTGTTATAAATAATGTTAAAATTAGTAATCAAGTAAATTTATTGAAAAGTATTAAACAACCAGATCAAAGAACAGATGAATGGTATTTATTTAGAAATTCAACTTTAACAGCATCAAACATTTATAAAATTTTTGTAAGTGAATATAGTCAAAACCAATTAATTATTGAAAAATGTGAACCAATTGATATTAATAAATTTAAAACTACAAATCTTAATTCACCAATGCATTGGGGGCAAAAATATGAACCCGTTTCTATCTTATACTATGAATATATTAACACTACAAAAGTAGATGAATTTGGTTGTATCCCACATCCAGATTATAGTTTTATTGCAGCCTCACCTGATGGGATTATTTGTGATGCTAGCAGTGAATTATTTGGACGTATGTTAGAAATTAAAAATGTGGTGTCAAGGGTGATTACTGGTGTTCCAAAGATGGAATATTGGATTCAAATGCAATTGCAAATGGAGGTTTGTAATTTAAATGAATGTGACTTTTTAGAAACAAAATTTATAGAATATACAGATTTAGATGAATATGTGGAGGATGAAGATGAATCAAAATATAAAGGAACATTTTTACAATTTTTAAAAGCAGGAGAACCTGTTTATATTTATCCACCATTTTTATTAAATGATGTTAATAGTGCTGAATATAATACTTGGTATCAAGAACAATTAATTGAAAATAAAAACTTAGAATTAATAAAAACAATTTATTGGAAATTAGAAGTTATTAGTTGTGTTTTAGTTATGCGTAATAAATTTTGGTTTGCAAATGTATTACCACAAATTGAAACATTTTGGAATACGTTAATTAAAGAACGGGAAGACGGGAGTTATAAAGATAGATATAGTAAAAAAAGGAAACTTAAAATGGAAGATGAAAAATCAAAAAGTGATTTTCCAAAACCCGGATGTTTAATAAAATTATAAAAAATATTTATAAAAAATATTATATTAATATATAAATGGCAAGAAAAACTAGAAAATCTAGAGGAGGAGTTTCTTTATTTGGTAAAAAAAGACCAACACGTAGTTCTAGTTCAAAAAAAAGAAGTGCAGAAAAAAGAAAAAAAAATTTAAAATTAATTATGAAAGGTAACCAAATTGATAAATTAAAACAAAGTAAATGTTTAGTAGAATATAAAAAATGTATGGGTGTTTCTAGAAGAAGAAGTCACTAAAAAATATATAAAAAATTAAATATATTTAAAAATTATTTAAACCTATTTTTTTATATTTACTATAGTAAAATAAATATGAAAAATAACAAATCCAATAATACAGTTGATATGCATGTGTTAAAAAGAAATGGAAAAAAAGAAATCATTTCTTTTGATAAAATTCTTAAAAGAGGAAAATCTATTGCTAAAGAATTTGGTTTAGCAAATATTATTCATGCTCAACTTGCTATGAAAGTAATTGACCAGCTTTATGATAATATTCAAACAACCAAAATAGACGAATTAATGGCTGAACAGTGTGCGTCAATGGCTTCCACGCACCCTGATTATACTAAAATGGCAAGTGCAATTACTATTTCAAATCTTCAAAAAAACACTAGTTCCTCATTTTATGAAACAATTAAAAAATTATACGATTTTAAAGATGTTAATAATGCTTCTTATAAACTAATCCACGAAAATATTATGAAAATTTGCGAAGACTATAAAGAAACGCTTGATTCTATGATAGATTATCACCGCGATTTTTTATTTGATTATTTTGGTTTTAAAACTCTTGAACGTGCTTATTTAATGAAAGTTAATAATACAATTGTTGAACGTCCTCAGCATATGTGGTTGCGCGTTTCGCTTTGTATTCATGGAATAAATATGGAAAAAGTAAAAGAAACATATGATTATATGTCACAAAAATATTTCATTCATGCAACTCCCACTCTTTTTAACGCAGGAACACCTAGACCACAGCTCAGTTCTTGTTATTTAATTGCCATGGAAGATGATTCTATTGATGGCATTTTTAATACAGTCAAAGAGTGTGCACAAATTTCAAAATGGTCTGGTGGAATTGGATTACATATTCACAATATTCGCTCAAGTGGCTCGCAAATTAGAGGAACAAATGGCGTCTCAAATGGACTCATTCCAATGTTAGGCGTTTTTAATAAAACCGCTCGTTATGTAGATCAGGGTGGAAAGCGAAATGGCAGTTTCGCTATTTATTTAGAACCTCATCACCCTGATGTTGAAGAGTTTTTAGAACTTAAAAAGAATCATGGAGACGAAGAATCTAAATGTCGTGACCTTTTTTATGCACTTTGGTTAAGTGATTTATTTATGGAACGTGTAATGGGAAACAAAATTTGGTCTTTATTTTGTCCTGATAAATGTCCTGGATTAAGTGATTGTTATGGAGATGAATATAGAAAATTATATTTAAAATATGAAAATGAAGGACGGTTTAATAAACAAATTGATGCACGGGAATTATGGATTAAAATTTTAGATTCTCAAATGGAGACCGGAACACCGTATCTATTATATAAAGATGCGGCAAATAGTAAATCAAATCAAAAAAATCTTGGCACCATTAAGAGCAGCAATTTATGTGTTGCAGGTGAAACATTAATTTTAACAAAAAATGGTCAAGAAAAAATAGAAGAGTTAAAAGATAAAGAAGTTGAAGTATGGAATGGGAAAGATTTTAGTAGAACTACTGTTTTTCAAACAAGTGAAGAAAGTGAATTAATTGAAGTACATACTAGTGATGGTTCAATATTAACTTGTACTAAATATCATAAATTTTATATTCAAAATAAATATCAACATAGTAAAAATAAAAATGCAGATATAATTAATAGTTCTGTTGTAGAATTAGTTGAAGCACAAAAATTAGAATCTGGAATGAATATTATAAAATGTGATTATCCAGTAATTGATAATAAAGAAATTATTTTAGAAAATGCATATACTAATGGATTTTTCAGCGGAGATGGAACATATACAAATATTACAAACAATGAAATAAAATAATTTTAATTTAAATTTTTAAATAATTAACAATATTGTAAGCGTCATATTTTCAATAAAAAGTTAGAATCTTGTGAATTAAGAAATAATAATAAATGTAATGCTTTTTCTTATGAAAAAAAACCACATGTAACTTTATATGGTGATAAAATTAAATTATTAACATATTTATCGTATATTAGTAAAGGAGAAATAAATAATAACAAATTAAATGTTACACTAGTTCCAACTTTAGAAGAAAAGTTTTTTGTACCAATAAATTATTCAATTCAAAGTAAAATGGATTGGTTTTCTGGTTATTGTGATGCAGATGGTTGTATTTCAAGAAATGGTAAAAATCAAAGTTTACAAATCTCAAGTATACACAAAGAATTTCTTGTTAATATTAAACTAATGTTACAAACTTGTGGTATTAATTCTATTGTTTCATTAAATATGAATGAAAGAAAAGTTAAATTGCCAAAAAATGATGGTTCCAATGAATATAAAGAATATGAATGTAAAAAATTATGGAGATTATTAATTGCATCAAACCAATTACAAAAATTATTAACATTAGGATTTTCACCAAAACGTTTAAATATTGAAATTTGTGAGTATCAAAGAAGTGCTAATAAATTTATTAGTATACAAAAAATTGTTGATAATAAAAGAATTGATAAAACATATTGTTTTAATGAACCAAAAAGGCATGCAGGAATTTTTAATGGAATTATTACATCACAATGCACAGAAATCATTGAATACTCAGACGCAAATGAAACTGCAGTATGTAATTTGGCTTCAATTGGATTGCCTATGTTTGTAAAAGAAGATAAAACATTTGATTATGAAAAATTAGAAACAATTACTAAAATTTTGGTAACTAATTTAAATAATATTATTGATGTTAATTTTTATCCTACAATTAAGACACAACGTTCTAATTTTAAACATCGTCCCATTGGGATTGGGATTCAGGGTTTAGCAGATGTATTTTTAAAAATGGATTTAGCATTTACATCTCATGATGCTAAAGAAATTAACAAACTTATTTTTGAAACAATTTATTTTGCAGCATTAACACGTAGTTATGAAATTAGTAAAGAACGACTTGAAGATTTGATGTTCTTAAAAACCGAATATGAATCTAACAATTGGAGATTTGTAGATAGCGATTCTTCTTGCAGAGAATATAGTATTTATAATGTTAGTGATGCATCCAGTGTAAATGCTAAAAATAGTGATACAAAAATTCAATATTGTTTAGATAAAATGAAACCAGTTAAAGCTGAAATTGATAATCTTAAAAAAGATTATTTAGGAGCTTATAGTTCATTTCAAGGCTCACCATTAAGTGAAGGTATTTTACAATTTGATATGTGGAATATAGAACCCAGTAAAGGTCGTTATGATTGGGAAACATTAAAACAAAATATTATTAAATATGGTTGTCGTAATAGTTTATTATGCGCGCCTATGCCAACTGCTAGTACGAGTCAAATTTTAGGAAACAACGAATGTTTTGAACCAATTACAAGTAATATTTATAGTAGAAGAACATTAGCAGGTGATTTTGTTATGGTAAATAAATATTTAGTAGAAGATTTATTGAAATTAGATATGTGGAATAGTAGAATTAAAAACAACATTATTGCAAATAAAGGAAGTGTTCAATTTATTGAAGGTTTAACCGAAAAAATGAAAGAAAAATACAAAATTGTATGGGAAATGAGTATGAAGGATTTGATTAGTATGTCTCGTGATAGAGGAGCATATATTTGCCAATCACAAAGTTTAAATTTATGGATGGAAGACCCTAGTCCAAGTGCATTAACGAATATGCATTTTTATAGTTGGAAGGTAGGACTTAAAACAGGAATTTATTATTTAAGGCGCAAAGCTAAACATCAAGCACAGCAATTTACAATTGAACCCGTCAAAAAAGATATTTCAAATAATAAAATAGAAGAAGAGGAAAAAGAAGATGGTTGTTTGATGTGTAGTGGATAATTAAATTATTTAAAAAAATTGAAATAAAATAATAAAAAATAATATATTAATAAATTTATAAAATGTTTAAATTTATTAATAATTTGACTAATTTCACAGAATTTTTATCTAGATTTACAAAAACAAACGATCAAAAATTGTCTTATCTTGGTAGATGGTGTCATGTAAATATGCCTAAATGTAATTATGTTGTTGTATTAAAAAAAATAGATATGGCAAATCGTGATAATAATTTTTGTATTAAACCTACTCAAAAAAATAAACAATAAACAATAAACAATAAACAATAAACAATAAATTAACTCTCTTTTACATAAGTTTCTTTACATAAATTTTTTATTATTTTTTCATCTATATTTGTAGTTGGTTTTCCTATTGTTGATATTGTTTTTGTAAAATAATCAGTTTTATCTTCACTATTCATATAATCAGGGTTTAAATTTTTCCAATCCATTAATGCATTGAAGTTTTTGGAAGATGCTTTATTTATTACACTTTTTATTTTTTCTTTAGCTCCATCTTTTGACCAATTATCATTATCCTTTATATATAATGTTTCACGCTTTGTATCTGTACAATGCATTGGTCTCTCATAAATAGAAAGCTTATTCATATTTTCTATTATTGATTTACTTAAGCCCTGTGCTAATCCATTTTGCTTTGTAAAATCCAATTGTTCAATTGTAATATGTAATGATTTAATGAAATCGCTCATATTAATTGCATTTTTACAATCTTCATTTAAAAATACATTAATATTGAATTTTTGATTATTATTTTGTGTATTGTTTGTAGTATTACCTATTTTTGGTATTAGCTCACCTATTTGTAATTGATGTTTTGCATTTTCTTTTATAAGTTCTTTTATCATATTTTTTAATTCTTTATTATCTTCTTTAAGCTCTAATATTTCCTTTTTATCTTCAATTGTTATTAATGTTGTATTGTTCAATGCGCTACATTTTTTTTTATGATAAGAAAGACCTTGTCTATATTTGTATTTCTTACCACAATCGCATTCAAAATTATATATTGGCTCTTTTTGCTCTTTTTGCTCGTTTTTGTCACTATTTGTCACTATTGTGTCACTATTTGATAAATTTTTATGTTTAAGAGTTAAAATATGTCTATTATAATTATTTTTTTTACACGTTTTAAAGTCACATAATTTGCAAATAAATATTTTTTGCTCGTTCTGCTCGTTGTTGTCACTAATTGTCATTATATATATAGTGACAGAAAAAGAGTCTAAATTGTTTTAAAAATTAATATATCTTTTTATGGTAAGAACATTTAAAAACAAAAAATCTTTATTTTATTATGTTAAAGATAACAAAAGTGGAAAAAAGCAGAAATTCGTTTAAATTTATATAAAGGCTAGCCCATATCAAAAATGGACATTTATAAATGTCCAAAACCCAAAAAAATTATGAAATTATTATAAATAAAATAAATCACTAAAATTTATAATTTTTTTATTCAAACCTTTAACGTCTAAAAATGAAAAATAGCCTTTTTTGCGAGAAAAAAAATTATTTTTATCAACTTTCTTTTACATAAGTTTCTTTGCATAAATTTTTTATTATTTTTTCATCTATATTTGTAGTTGACTTTCCTATTGTTGATATTGTTTTTGTAAAATAATCTGTTTTATCTTCGTTATTCATATAATCAGGGTTTAATTTTTTCCAATCCATTAATGCATTAAAGTTTTTGGACGATGCCTTTTTTATTGCTCCTTTTATTTTTTCTTTATTTATATCTTTTTTCCATTCATTGTCTTCTTTTATATATAATGTTTCACGCTTACTATCGGTACAATGCATTGGTCTCTCATAAATAGAAAGCTTATTCATATTTTCTATTATTGATTTACTTAAGCCCTGTGCTAATCCATTTTGCTTTGTAAAATCC